GATTTATATCAAATAGGCACGATTTTTTGAGAGGATAAAATTATGCCCCACTACGTATCAGGAAAAGACCTTAAAACTAACAAAGAGCGCATTTTTAATCCCAGTGAATCGGATTACATGAGCAAAAAGAAAGTAATTGAGAAAACTATTAACATACTTCAAGGAGAAAACAGGAGGCGTAAATTAAGAAAGGCTCTTAACAAGATGAGTGCGGAAGACGTTGTTATGATTGGAATGCTCACTGAACAAGTGATCAGAAAAGAAGTAAAGAAAGCTCTACTACAACCACAACTGATAGTAGAATAAACAACTGACTAAAAGGATTATGACAGATGAAAATGCTAGTACCTACCTTGTGTGTTGCTATTGCTACAATGGTTAATTATGGGATCTACATTGAAGGTAAAAATGCCCATCTGAAACGTCTGGTCGAACTATCAGACGCTCGCAGTGAGATTAACCAAGAGTGGGCAAATGAGATCACCCACATTATGCTTAACAAGTTGAGTCAGGACAACGAAGATGGTCTTCGTAGTCAGGGCCGCATGGAAGGTATTGTTGAATACCTTACCAACCCGAAAGATTATCATTCTGTTTGGCATGAGGGTTACCAGCGAGGTCTTGACCAAAGAGAAGAGATGGCTAAAATGGAAAAGGGGGAATCATTTCCCACCGATAAGCCCATTCCGGTTAAGCCCGATGTTATCAAGAAGCCTGATTTTGATAACGCGACAGACACACTAGAGCTAGAGATTGAAAAGACTCAGGCTTCAAAAGATGCACAACTGGACCTGTAAGAACTACCTTAACCAGTGCGAGGAATTGAGATGAATTATATTGTCAGCGGAAACGGAACGATTACGATTGTTATTGATAACCAGAGTTTTACGGTTGGTTACGACCATCCTAACTACATGGCTATCAAAGAATGTATCGTTAATGACGATGCAGAAAACATTGTTGAACTGATTGACATTCCCTCTGCTATCGAAGATTATGCAGAAGGTAAGGTTACTGTTACTAATGGTGTTCTTCGCTATGATGGTGAGGAAATCCACAACAGTCTTACTGAGCGCATTATGGGAATGATGCGTAATGGTTTCCCCTTCGAGCCTATGGTTAAGTTCTTGGCTAACGTCTTGGAGAATCATAGTAATCGTGCTGTTCAAGAACTGTATACATTCCTTGAGCATAAGAACCTTCCTATCACAGAAGATGGTTGCTTCCTTGCTTACAAGGCCGTGACTAGTGATTATAAGGATAAGTGGTCTCGGACCATTGATAACAGTGTTGGCGAGACTGTTAGTATGCAGCGCCGTAAGGTTAACGATGACTGTAGTGTTGGTTGTTCTGATGGGCTTCACTGTGGAGCATTGGAATACGTCGAAGGTTACCGGGCCGAACATGCTGGTGACCGTGTGGTCATCGTTAAGGTCAACCCCAAGGATGTTGTGTCGGTCCCAACTGACTGTGAATGTCAGAAGGTCCGAACCTGTGAATATCAGGTTATTGCCGACTATGAAGGTCCGCTTAAGAGTCTTGTCCATAAGTCAGAAGATGGCGAGCCTTGGACCGAAGAGCAGTTTACTGAATTCATGTCCAACCTTATGGGTTCCTCAAACGGTGAAGAATACGAAGAGCAAGATGATTCAGACACTTACTGATATCTACTGAGACTTCCTCGCCAGCCGTCCCCGCACTCCTTAGTGATGCGGGGGCGGTATTTTTATTGGAGACCGTTAGTCATGAACAGACTTAAGGGGATGACATGTTATCTTTGTGGTCCGATGGATAGGGTTCCAGATGGTGGGACCGAGTGGAGGGACTATATTTCTAAAAAAATTAAAAACATGGGGGTAGGAGTTTTTAACCCATGTGACAAGCCTAGTGATTACGCAAAAGAAGATAATGCGATTAGAGATAATATTAACACGCTTAAGATCAATGAGAAATATGATGAAATCTCGGACATGATGAAACCCATATGCGCCGTAGATCTTCGCATGGTTGATATAGCGCATTTTATTGTCATGAACTTAGACCTTGACGTACACCTGTGCGGATCGTATCATGAGGCATTCCTAGCCTTGTCGCAGAAGAAGCCCGTATTGATTAGATGCAAGCAGGGTAAAGCCAACGCCCCTAATTGGGTGTTTGGTGTAGTTCCCCACCAGCTAATCTTTAGCAACTGGGAAGAACTGCTTGAGTACTTAGATGAAGTGAACTACAGCGAATCTAATGTAGCCCACCTTAACAGGTGGAGATTTTTTGACTTTAACAAAGTGTATGGAGTTAACGATGGTTAGACAACTTAGACAGAAAAGAATCATCAAGCCGCCAGAGGCTTATAAGTACAGGTCTCGCTACGGAAGTCATGCGGAGATGATTGATGAAGAAGAGACAAAAAAACTTGATGATGAAAATAAGGTTGTGCTGCATGATGAGCATGGCTACTACACTACTGAAAAATCTCGTGTAGATAGCGGGTTAGCAGATCCCAATCGTTACGATTCTTCCAGATTAATCTGGTACAGAAAACAAGACGGCAGTAATGTGTCCTGAAGGATATCTTTTTCTCATTCTTGTCTGCTTGATTCTTGCGGATGCCTATTTATAGGCAAGGGATAAAATGAAATTTGAAGCTGGGGTTAAGAATGTCTCGACTTGATTTAGGTCTGGGAGACTATTCTAAATATGCCGCCTACGGGTTCATGTTTGGAGCAGTCTTCACGGCAGCGATGAATAGTTTCCATCCCTCCCTAGAGACTGAATTACTTCTATGGATATCTATTAACTGTTTCGTTTGGCGGGAAATGAAATTAGTATGAAAAGCAAAGTAAACCTTATATCTCCAATAAACCAACTGGGCTACGGTCTAGTTGGTTTAAATATTTTAAGGGCACTTTCCGAGTTTTCGGAAGTGTCCTTTTGGCCTATAGGTGCTCCAGAGTGCGATCCATCACATCACGACTTAGTAAAGACGGCAATAAAAAACTCGCACACTCCAGACTTTACAGCACCATGCATTAGGATATGGCATCAGAATGATATGGCGCAATTTGTGGGGTCTGGTTTAAAAATAGGATTTCCCATATTTGAACTAGACAGATTCAACGATATTGAGAGACATCACCTACGACATCTAGATAAAATTTTTGTTTGTTCTTCTTGGGCTAAAGATGTTTGTATAGAACAAGAGGTTGTGTCAGAAGAAAATATACATGTTATACCACTAGGTGTTGATTCTGGTCTTTTTGCATCGGTATTTCAGGATAAACCAGACAATGACAAGAAAACTATTTTCTTTAACTGTGGAAAGTGGGAGGTTAGGAAGGGTCACGATATTTTAGTGAAAGCATTCAATAAAGCTTTTAGTAGGGAGGATAACGTAGAACTTTGGATGTTATGTACCAACATATTTTTTTCTGAAAACGAGAATTTAGAATGGCAGAACTTATATACCTCATCTGATTTGGGCGAGAAAGTTTTCATCATTCCACGCCAGCAGTCACAAAAAGATGTGTATAATATAATGAGGAAAACTGATTGCGGAGTCTTCCCCGCCAGAGCAGAGGGCTGGAATCTAGAGCTACTGGAAATGATGGCTTGTGGAAAGCATGTAATAGCAACCAACTATTCTGCCCATACGGAATTCTGTAACGAACAAAATTGTCTACTTGTCGAGGCTAAAGAAAAAGAAGAAGCCTTTGATGGAAAATGGTTTAAAGGTCAGGGCAATTGGGCTAAAATATCAGAATCCGAAATCGAATCAATATCTAAACATATGCAATTAATCCATGAATCAAAACAAAACAATACTCTTGGTGTAAACCATGCAGGATTGGAAACCGCAAAAAAGTATTCTTGGAATAACTCTGCACGGGAGATAATAAATGCCCTCTCCAAATCCCAATAAACCAAACGAATCTTCTGCTGCGGTATTTATCTACAAGGATGTTAGAACTGGAGAACTTTACCAATACTCCAGAAAAGGTCTTTATAAAAAGAGTGGAAGAACTTTAGTTTTTATTAGAGAGTCTAAAGGTGAAATTATGAAAGACGAGCACATTTTAAATAAAGCTGCTAAGATTTATGCCGACGAAAAGGCTGGCTATCCTCCAAATTGCAATGAAGGATATGTAGAAAAGGACGGTAAGTGCGTTCCAAAGGAACAAGACGAGGAATGATAAATATTTACGGATTAGGACATCCAAGATCTGGCAACACGTGGGTAGAATATATATGTGGATGTTTTGGTGTTTCTAATTACATAAAGGCTCATGGAGGCGCTAGTTTTCCGGGTCATCGTGGAATAAGTAGTTGGAACGAAAATTATTGGATGATCTTTATGGTCAGAGACTATAAAGAGGCAATATTAAGACATCAACTATTTGAAGAAGAAGCAACGCCAGAAAAAGTTGCCGACATAGCTCTTAACAAAGAATATACAGAAGGAATAGAGATTTATGACTCTTGGCCGAACAAAAAAATGCATATTTATTATGAAGATCTAATATCCGAACCAAGGAAAATCATCCTAGAGTTAGCGAATTTTATAGGGTGCGAAAGAGTTGTGTTTGAAAAGTTTATGTCAAACTACGAAGACCACAAAACTAAATCCATCAGTCTATACTCTTCGTCGTTAGGACCATCAATTACCGGCGGCAACAAAAAAGACCATCACAAATTCAGACTATCCCACGAGGAGAGGATAGAATCAGATCGTCTAATTCGGGAAGGAATTCCCACTCTGTACGAAAAATACCTTACCAGATATGTAACAAATGAGGAGAATCAACATGCTAAATTTACTTAAAGCTCACTGGTGCTGTCTTTTAAGCGGCGTTGTTATTGGGTGGAGCCTTCAGCTTTGTCCAATTTTTCACGTAGGACACACCTGCCCAGCGTTGAGTGATGGTGAAAAGGTTTGCAAATGCCAGACTTGTTGCACGCCATGCGACTGTACGGAAGAATGTTTTGATGATAATTGTCCCTGCTGTAAGGATCATAGAGATATTTAAAAAAAGGAGAGATTAATGGAAGGACAACCACAAAACCCACAATCAATAGAATCGCAACCGAACCTTATAATTGATGCTGTTCGCGCGCATTTTGTGGCTAAAAGCACAGAAGCTCTTGCTAGATTTGCCCTCTATACATCGAAACCCGTTGGTGTGGGAGAGCATCCTGACGTTGTAGGAGAGTCTGTGAAGGCGTTAGAGGATCATGACCACGCAGAGAGCGTCTTAGAACGTCTAAACGGTCTTCTTGGTCAGAATGAAAGAAGCTAGGATGACCTTCTTTAAATATCCTGTAAGAATAAATTTGGGAGTGACGACATACGGATCTTCTGGTGACTTTCACACACAGAAAGTTTTAGTAGACCAAGGGAGGCCACCGCACATTTATTTAACAGGAGCAAAAGATGTGTTGATCTGTGTAGAAAAATTATTTTCTGAATATTTTGATTACGATATTGATTGGACACATCTCAAATTTGTTTGTGCCAAAACGGTAAAAGAAGACAATCAGCTTCCACAGCTACACCTCAACTACATTTGTCTAGCTAACTCTGTTTTTGATCCAAAAATGGGCGAGTGGAGCACTTTTGTTGACGTGTACAAAAATGAGAACGGCGAATATGAATATTATGAAGAGATTATTACACAGGTTGGGGATGTTGTTTTCTAAAAAAAAACATGAATCCGAACCTGAACCCGAAGAAGAGTTAGATGTAGTTGGGGAGATATCTTTTTTTATTGACAAAGATGCTAACACGTTCGTTACCTGCTCTTGGAAAGAAGATTCGAATTTAAAGAATCTGTTTGCAGAATTATATATTAACGTCAACTGCGGTACTTTTTCCTCTGATATTCTTGAGATAATTTACGATCAATGTAAGGAGGAGGAAAATATTGCCGAATACACCGATCTTCTCGCTAGAATAACGGAACTATACCAGTTACACTTAACGCAGGAGATTGATGTGTCTAAGCAAGAGCAGCAGAAAGAAAACTCAACGCCACTGATAAAGCCAACAGAAGTTATTGAGCGACCGGGTGATAGTGGCGATCTATTTTGACCTATAAATCTCTGGAGAAAAGACATGTCAAACAGAGAACTAGCTTGGGAGAAATGGGAAGATGACTTGGTGGAGGATAAGAGTTACGACGTTGCAAAATCCGACCCTCTAGATCCAGAAGAGGGATATACCATGGAAGAACTACAACAGGCTTTATCTCAAGAATTGCCAAAAGTAGTTGCAACCCCCATGGGCGTTTATGAAGTGTATGATAGAAATAAACCGAGCAACCAATTTGATTGCTGGTTGGGTCATACGAACTTCAATATAACACCTAAAATAAAAAGCTTAATAGAAGAAATTGAAGGTGTTGAGGCTCTTAAGATTCTTACTCGATACAGGTTTTTTGTTGGGGTCGCTAAACTTTTTGACTTTAAAGATGTGAGAATTGAAATAGAAAGGGCTATTTGTGGTAAACATACGGAAAATCGTGAAGAACTTTCTTTAGATGCTGATACCAAATTGGCTGTTGACGACATAAAATCTAAAATATCCTCACAAAAATTATGGGCTATATATATATTTCCAAATGGCCAGATTGACTACATTAGCTCCAATAATTCCGATGATGTCGAGTATTTTGACAAACTTATGGTTTTCAAAAAGGCTAAAGAATATTCTGGTGGTCTTCTTTTGACAAGAGAACACCAACAAAATGGTGTATAATATCTTAGGACTGGATCTCTCTATATAGGAATAAAAGGACATCAAAGAACCGCATATATGAAAGGCGGTTACAATGGCAGTTCCCACAGCATTTTTATTCAACACTACTGGAGGCGCTTTTACAGCGCAAAAGCAGGGTGGAGCTATGGTCGGCATCACAGATGCTACCACCACCACAGAAGGAAACCCCATCACAAAAGCACTAGCCGTGATGGACGTAACAGATCCTGTTGTTGCAAACAGAGGCATGAACCTACCAAAACTGCTTAGTGCTGGTGTTTACACCACACAAAAGGCGGTTAGCGGTGGCACTTTTGCTTTTACCCCCGCAGGAAAAGACAGAACTTCATCTGATCCACAGTTTGTGATGATGAGAGTTGCTGTTACCCTTAGCGGAGCCAGCAACACCGTGCTACAGAGTGGTGCGGGTGACTTTAACCGTAGGTCTATTCATTCCGCTCAGACTCAGTTTGGAGCGAAGACTTTGACCAAATGGGCTGCTAATCAGTTCTCTTGGGTTGGCGTTGCTAACCAAAGACATAACTGGATTTCAGGAGTTCCTGCTACGTTAAAGACAACCCACTTCTGGGATATTGGCGATGGAAATGCAAGTGACCTAGTAGACGACGACGCCCTGCCAACTCTGGCAGTTCCGGGCGAACTTGTCTACCTCGAAACTGGCAAGACGCCAACACAGGATGATTATAACGCCAAGACTGGCTAATCACCTGCAATTGATTTCATGGAGGGGGGAGGGCCATATAGTCATCCCCCCTCTTTTAATCTCTGTCCCATGGAGAACATTGAAATGGAATCAGACATTTTATCTATTCCGACACTAGCAGCAATAGTAGCTATCGTGATGGGATTAGGCAAGGTTATTGAGATTTTAATCTTAAAATCCGTTCCCCAAAAATCTTTATTGGTGGACGAAGAAAGGGACTGGATACAACATACCTACAAGGTAGTATCTCGTCAGGACTCTGATGGAACCCCCTTGGTATATGTTCCTAGAAGCTGGGCGGAAACTCAGAAGGACATGCAGCAAATTATGACCCAAATAGTCAACGACCAAAGAAGGATCGCTGATATTTTGGATAGAATAGAGAAAAAATTAGAAGAGAAATAGTTATGAACTTTGTTCCTTACCACGAAGCAGAAAATCAGATAAAAGAGTCAGATGTTCTTTTGTTTCGTGGTGAGGGACTAGTTTCTTGGTTGATAAAAAGGTATAGCAGTGGAGTTCATAGCCACGTAGGGATGGCTCACTGGGACGACGATGATCTTCAGTGTGTAGAGTTTAGAGAATTCAAGGGAGGTAGAGCCGTATCTCTTAAAAGAGTTATCGAAACGCATCCCAACAACGTAGACGTATTTAGAGCGGCTAGACATATTGAGTTTGAAGACAATGATTATATATTTACTGATGATGTTGCAAATAAAATAGCGGACGCTATGAAAGACATCACAGGTCTTCCTTACGGATGGAAAAATTTTTGGAAGCTGGGTAAGCATTATTTACCCTTTTGTAGATTAGCAGAACAAAATATAAAAGACGATGATCCCACAAATGTGTTTGTGTGTAGTACTGCTGTAGCGTATGCATATAGAGTCGCGTATGTTGACCCAGTTCCATACCTAGCCGACTCCGCTGTCACACCAGCAGATCTTGCAAGATCATCTATCTTTCAATATAAATTTACTATCGAAAAGGATTGGTAATGGGAGATGTATTTCTCCTTGTTATAGGATTTGCTCTTTCACTTATAATTTTAGGCGCAATAATCAGGGCGAAAGTCCCTTGAGGATTCTATAATGAAAAAATTCCTTTTTTTAACAGCCCTCTTCTTGGGGTTTTTGCTAAATAGCGAAACAGCAATCGCACAAGCCCTAACAATGGATGAATCTCTAGAGGCGGTGTGTAGAGTAAACGCCCGAGATGCCCGAGGTAGCGGAATAGTCTTTGCTGAAGATGAAAACAACTTCTACATTCTCACAAATGGTCATGTCGTTGGACGTGCCTCTAGGGGGCATGTGGAATTCTTTCAAGATGGCTATAAATCTGCCATGATACCCTTCAAGACAGAGTATGCGGCATATAAAGATGGTACTGCATTAGATCTTGCCGTCCTTTCGGTTAAAAAAAAGTATTTTGGTCGATACCCCCCTAGAGTTATTCCTCTAGCCCCTCGTGGGACTGTAATTAAGTCAAATGATCAAGTTATGGCTGGCGGTTGCCCCTCTGCACAATGGGCCTGTGCTTGGAAAGGTAGAGTGATCCAAAATCACGGGGCTACCGTCAGCTTTAATGCCGCACCTATCGGCGGTCAGTCTGGAAGTGGAGTCTTAATACTAATTAAAGACAAGGATGGAGAAATACAGACTCGTATTGGTATTCTTCTTGCTTGGCGAGTTGGAGACGGTGCTTACAGTGATGACGGACCTACTGATTATGGTGCTGGATTATCATTGAAACAAATTTACGAAATACTTGACGGGAATGGCGAGGGTCATGCTATAGAGGCTTCTTATGAAGTAATTTCAGAAAAAACCGAACCTAAAGCTACTTCAAAGGAAGAAACACACGCCGCTCACAATGAAGATAAAGCAGAGAATAATCAAAAAAAACCAAAAAGATTATTGAGCAGATGCCCTCATTGTGATCGTAAGATTGAAGACCATGTGGTTATTCCAGATGAGGGTGGCCTTAGAAAGACCGAAGAAGGTCACTTTATGTTCTGCCCTATTCTTAAGTTTCCAGATGGTAGCTATGCAGACACAGCAAAGTATTATCGTGGGATTAGAGTTGGAGAGTTATACGAAGGCAACGGTCTGTTTCCTTGGTGTCCGCTTAACCCATGCCCTCCCCCACCAAAACCTCCAAGACCAGAACCACCCAATGGAGGAGGGGGTGATGGTGGTGGTGGATTTAATCCTTGGCCCGGTAGACCAGATCCGGGTGGTCCCGTAGACCCCGACTCCCCAGACAATTTTGATGAAGAGCGACAGCAATACATGGATAAGATTGCCGAATTACAGGAAAAGCTTTCAAACTTAGAAGCTCTATCAGAGAGTCTTAAAGCAGAGCTTTCTGGGACAAATAGCAACTTATTAAATTCACAAGATGAGATTCGTGGATTAAGAGATCTTCTTGGTAAAGTTGAAGGACAAAAACAGTCACTAAGCTCTAGAATAGAACAGCTTTTGGGCTTCGTGAACGATAAGGACAAACTTATTAATGACCTCAAAGACGGTGGAGGTCACTACCTTGATGAGGCTACCGGAGGTAATGGAAACGCAGTTGAGAATGTTAGCTTTACTCTTGGTGGCGCCAGCATAGGAATGCTTGCTCTAAAATATGGCGTTCCCTTTTTGCTCAACAGAAGAAGAAAAAGAAAAAGGAAAAAAGAGGAGGAAGAATCTGTAGATAATGGGTATGATATTGATGATGAGGATGTGCCCGAAAGCATACCCGTAATGCCTGATGGAGGTTGTCATCACGACGATGAGGGTGGTGTAAAAAAGCATGTGCATGAGCATGAGCATATTCACACCCACAAACACAAGCATGAAAACGATTTTATCATGCCTCCAGAAGAACTGCCAGATCCAAGGACAACTCACGAGATAGATGACTTGGCAAAAAACGGATTTAGGCTAAACCCCGGATTTGCTGGATACGGTTTACCAATGCCACAGATGGTCGAACAGTACCACTATCCTCAACCAGTTGCGGCTCACGGATTACCTCCGCAGCTACCCAACGTGCCATTTAGCACTAGAAAAACCGCTACGGCGGAACAGATCATGACCATATTTGGAGAATTGATTAATGAGTATCAGAATGATCAGACCATGACCATGACGCAAATGGATATATTGCTTAGACAAAGACTTAAAGAAAAACATAACATAGAATAGGAGACATTAATAATGTCAGATCATTTAGTAATTCCAGTTCACGACGCTATACTTCCCTACATGTATAACGGGGTTAAGTGGGCCATTCCTAATGTTGGCGACAACAAAGAGACTCATAACCTAGCCATGGCTAGAGTTTTTGAGAAAGTTGGGGAGCATCTTCAGGCTTTTTCAGTTCGCACTGATTGCTTTGTTCCCGGTCCACCGACGCTAGGCGCTGTCAAACAGCATCACAATATGTTTGTTCGTCTATGCGGACTAATTGACACCAACACTAAAAGAGATAATGTTGAAAGACTAGAAGCTCAGCATATTACTCATGAGCGTAGAGCTTTCAAGATTTATCCCATTAGATATTTTGATGTCAAGAACGACTATTGCAGAAGATGGATTGAGCTTGGACTTCAGGCTCTCAGTAATATTGCCCAGCTATCAGAAAACACTTGGGCAAACGATTGGTCAGAATCAACTGCTGTCGAGATGAAGAAACTATTTAGAGAAGGTTATCGCTTAATGTCGGCTGAACTATTCCAAGTTCCTCTGGTAGACTGCGAAAAGATTTTTGATGGAGATTCTCCATTCTTCTTGACAAAGTCTCACTTTGATACTTATGATGTAAGCCACATTCCAACCATAGAGTGGATCAAGCATCCTGCCCTCGGTAGTGAGTTTACAGAAGATGAGCTTCGTCCTATTGCTACGCCAAACGTACCTGTCGCCCCCGGTGTTGCCGAGAACGAAGCCAATACGCCACAGCGTGAGTTGGAAAGAGGTATGCAGGGTGGAGAAGTAGTTAACTAGTTTTTTAAATCTGAAGATTACGAGGAAGGAAGACAATGAAAAGGCTTTTTTGCATTCTAACAGTAGCTATATTGTCTATGACGCCCATGGCGAGCGCGCAAGATAATAAGCTGTACCAGCATCTACAGGACGTGTCCGTCACGGTTAAGTCCGGTTTCGGAGAGGGGTCTGGCGTAATCGTTACGCGAGAAGTCGAAGTCTCCCCAAATGTCAAACAGAAGGTTAATTTTGTTTGGACGGCGGCGCATGTTGTTGATGGTCTTAGATCTGTAAGAGTTGTTATTAAAGACGGAAAACCTCAGACGGTTGTTGAGTTTAAGGACGCGCAGATTGTAAAAGAATTAGTTGAAGACGGACGACGTGTTGGTGAATTCAAAATGGAAGCCAAGGTTATTAAATATTCCGATGCTGAAAACGGAGAAGACTTGGCTCTTTTGATGGTTAGAAAGAAAGGTTTTATTGACAAGACCACCACTTTCTATAAAGACTCTGGCAAGCCAGTCGCCATTGGCACTGAGTTATATCATGTAGGCTCTTTACTAGGCCAAGTTGGGAGTAACTCGATGACGCGAGGAATTTGTTCTCAAGTTGGCAGAGTTCTAGACTTGGGAACTGGAGATGGTGTAGTTTTCGACCAAACTACGGTAACGGCATTTCCGGGTTCAAGTGGTGGAGGCGTTTTCCTTAGTGAGAGGACCAAGGAAAAGGCCGGTCAATATGTTGGCATGCTTGTTCGTGGCGCTGGAGAAACCTTTAATCTTATCGTGCCAGTGAGGCGGATGAGATCTTATGCTAAAAAAGAAGGTATTCTATGGGCCATTGATACAGATGTCAAAGTCCCCAGTCTAGAAAAAATCACCGCCATGACCACAGAAGAGTCTAACCCTCCGGGGCCGAAGTCTTTGAAATCATATCCTAAGACTAGAGATTCTATCAAGTTTCCAGTCCTACCGCTAACAAGAGAAGACAATGAAGCCAGCAATTAATCTTGTTATACTCTTTTTAGTATGCGTCTCCGTCAACTTAGGTGTTGCTTTATATTTACTTGACGCAAAAGACAAAAAACTATCGGCTGTCAAGATGACTCCCGTTAGTTCACCTCAAGTCGCTGGAGCAATTGCGGCTGCTCTTGAAAATATGAACAGACAAAATGTTTACAGAGATACTGTCATATTAAAGAACATCTTGAGAACACAGCATCATTTGAAAATGCATGGACAAAGAATTCCAATGTGTCCTGATTGCGAGAGATCTACTGCTAGACAGAATTACGCTAACAAAGACTCTCTCTAACGGAAAAGCGATAAACGATACTTAATTCTATTAATAAAGGAGAACAACATGATCGACAAACTAGTAGCTCTAACTCAATCAAGAAGATTTTGGCTTGCCGTTTCAGGCGTCGTGTTCGTATTATTTGACGGACTCGGGCTTGGATTAACAGAAGATCAGGTTAACAATCTAGTGCTGGTTGGCGGTGCTTGGATTGTTGGCGACAGTATTAGAAAGAGCTAGAATAAAAATGGATAGAAGAGACTTTCTTAAAACGGGTGTTGCTGCGATTGCCACAGTTCCGTTTATTTCTGGAGAAAAATCTGAGGCTGCTGATGTTCAGATTTTCGTTAGAAATTTAGAACAAACAATTGATACGTATGGATATAGTCAGCATTCTGATTTATACATAAATCAATTTTACAAACCGGTTCAAATGGTTTGGATTTGGACTCCCATTGGGTGGACTATTCAGGCACAGCCGGTACATTATGGCAATCTAAGTTTTAATGGCCATCTGCAAGGGTATCGCCAGTTGATACAAAAACGTGAAAATATAAAACAGATCACAATCCATGACGCTGACTGTATTTATATTTTAGAAGATGGGTCAATAAAAGTATATGATAGAAGCAACAATGGCGTCACTTCTAGTTCGTCAATTCCAAATTATGCAGCAGGCTTAGGAAGAATAGATGCCCACTACAGAAGAAGAAAGATTAGGTAACTGGAATCGTCCAGTTACCCGGATAGTTAATCACATGATACCTTTGGAAAAACAACCAGAGGTTATTGACTCTATCAAACTTTTAAAAAATCATCACGACCAGACCGGGATGACATATTCCGGTCTTGATCGTGTCATCGAGGTTTGCTACGTTGATCAAGACGGCTCTCCCATGAGAGACGCCTTGAGATGTCTGGGATTCAGGGGCGATTACGTTTTCGCCTCCGAGTCCGCAGACATGGAAAAATATGATGAGAGTTATGATTTGTGTGTACTATCTAGACATGCCAACAAGAGAAAGCTAAAGAATCTTATGTGTAATAATTTTTTAAGGGCTTTTAAAGATGGGTAAAACTGTCAGAAATAAAAGCAAGCGCGACAAGAAGAAGCTTAAAAAAGAACGTAGAAGTAGAAAAAATAAACGGCATGAAAAATCGTCCGTCATGGCATGATTACTTTCTCGGCCTAGCCTACTACGCCTCTACCAGAAGCAGCGACTCACAAACTCAGGTCGGTTGTGTCATTACGGGAGAGGATAATAGAATTATAAGCATAGGGTACAATGGCTTCTGTTCGGATGTTGAAACTTCCAACCTCCCTACTGTAAGACCCATGAAGTACCCCTTCATTGTTCATGCTGAAGAAAACGCCATATGCAATATGATTATAAAGCCCTCCTTCAAAAAGGTTGCTTACATAACTCATGTCCCTTGTCACAGATGTGCAAAACTTATGTGGCAAAACGAGGTCAGGGAGTGGTTCTTACCAGCTAACAAAAAAGCACACAGCTATTCAGAAGAAGATCAGATTGTTTACAATCACCTAAAAGAAAACGGTCTTATTATAAATTATATATCACCGGATCTCAGCCATTTAGAAAAAGCATACAAACATGTCGAGCAGTAGGGTTATCCACAACGGACCCCCTCCGTGGCTGAAGAAAGAAAACAAAATGCAAAAACCCCCAGAGGGATTCACCACCAAGGCTACAGTGGTGAGAGTAATAGACGGAGACACTGTAGACGTGTCTATAACAAGACGACTTAGAGTTCGTTTGCAGGATTGCTGGGCGCCAGAAACTAGAACTAGAGATATTGTAGAAAAACAAAAGGGTATAGCTGCAAGATCTTTCTTAATGACTAGAATAGATGGTGAAGAAGTTACCTTGTTTATTCCGTCCGACAACGAAGGCGAGTTGAAGGATGTTTTTACTTTTGGTAGAGTTGTTGGAAGAATTTTTTTGGAGGACGAGGATGTGTCTTCGTTAATGATAGAGGCTGGTCATGCATCAAAAAATAAAGGTGGATAATGCTTGACAAGGGTAAAAAAAATCAAGAGAAGAGATTCTCCATAGTAATGGCTAACGGACAAGAAAAATTCTTTGATAAGGGGAGTGATCTGTCTGACTGGTATGAAAAAAAGAGAGCAAGATCGAAGTCGAAGGGTAAAAACAAAAAAACCAAGCGCGAGAAATAAGACAAGATGTCCATAAAGGAACTGGAAAACTATACTTTTGTATCAAAATACGCCAGATGGATACCAGAAAAAAAACGTAGAGAGACTTGGAAGGAGAGTGTTGACAGAGTTCGTGAAATGATGCACGAAAAATATCCTGAAATTAATGGGGATGTTGATTGGGCATATGACTTGATGCACAAGAAAAGAGTTCTGGGATCTCAAAGAGCATTACAATTTGGCGGCAAGCCAATCCTTAAACACAATGCTAGGATATACAACTGCATTGCCTCATATATTGATAGACCAAGATTTTTTCAAGAGAGTATGTATCTTTTGTTGTGTGGCTGTGGGGTTGGCTTTTCCGTTCAAAAACATCATGTAGATAAGTTACCGAAACTGGTCTATAAAAAAATTGGCACAAAGAAATTCACCATTCCAGATACAATAGAGGGATGGTCTGATGCCGTTGGTGTCTTGGTGACCAGTTATTTCGAACAAAAAGAACTGTTTCCAGAATACTCTGGTAAAAATGTAACTTTTGACTATTCTCAAATCCGGCCAGCCGGTTCTTATCTAAGTTCAAGCTCAGGAAAAGCCCCCGGTCCAGAGCCTCTGAAAAAAGCTTTGACCAATATTAAAAAGGTGCTAGACAAGGCGTTAAGAAACTGCGAGTTTAGTTCTGATAAAAAACTGAGACCCATAGATGTCTACGATGTTGTTATGCATGCTGCTGACGCTGTTATTTCTGGCGGGGTACGCAGAAGTGCTACGATTTGTCTTTTTTCGCCAGACGATGAAGAGATGGCATTGGCAAAGACTGGTAATTGGTTTCACGATAATCCTCAACGTGGCCGGTCTAATAATTCTGCTCTTTTACTACGGGATTCAACGACTCCTGAACAATTTTCTTCTTTGATGCAGTCGGTAAAGGAGTTTGGAGAACCGGGATTTGTCTGGTCAGATTCGACAGAGCTTATCGTTAACCCCTGCGTGGAAATTGGACTGTATCCCGTTGACGAAGAAACTGGCAAAACCGGATGGCAAGCATGCAATCTTAGCACCGTTAATTGCGCTAAAGTAAAAACCAAAGAGGAATTTCTGGAATCCTGTAAAGCAGCGGCCATAGTTGGAACACTACAAGCTGGCTTTACTGAGATGAAGTACCTCGGAGAAGTTAGCGAAAGAATCTTGAAAAGAGAATCTCTTCTTGGTGTTTCCATGACAGGGATAATGGAACAGCATGAACTTTGTCTAGACCCAGAAATCCAAAGAGAAGGGGCTAGAATTGTCAAGAAAACCAACAAGGAGTTTGCCGAAAAAATCGGGATCAATCAGGCTTCAAGAACAACCTGTGTAAAACCAGAAGGCACTGCTAGCTGCATACTAGGGACTAGCAGTGGCATACATCCACATCATGCCAAGCGATACATTCGTCGCGTTCAGGCTAACAAGATGGAAAGCATATATCAGCATTTCAGAAAGACAAATCCTCGCGCCTGTCAGGAATCTGTGTGGTCTGCGAATGACAGTGACGATGTTGTTTCTTTCTGTATAGAAGTTCCAGATGGCGCAAAGCTAAAAAATAAAGTTGGCGCTATAGATCTTTTGGAATACGTAAAGAGCACCCAAAAGAACTGGGTTATGACCGGACGTAATGAAAAACTGTGTGTAAAAGATTTCCTACAGCATAACGTATCAAACACCATCAACGTGAAACCTGAAGAATGGGATGAAGTAGAAAATTTCATCTATAAGAATCGAAGGTATTTTTGTGGTGTCTCTCTGCTCCCAGTGAGTGGAGACAAAGACTATCCGCAAGCACCGTTTACAACGGTGTATCTTCCCAGCGAAATGGTCTCCCACTACGGTGACGGGGCCATGTTTGTAAGCGGTTTGATAGAGGTTGCTCTGAACTTATGGGAAGACAATCTTTGGGCTGCTTGTGACTCCTTATTGGGTCTTGGAGAGAGAGTAAAGGGTAACGGCAAAAAGACTTGGGTCAACAGGTGTCAAAAGTTCGCTGACAAATATATGAATGGTGATGTAAAAAAGTTAAGCTACTGTATGAAGGATGTATATAATTGGAAAGAATGGCTTGATACAAAAAGAAAGTATGAATCGGTTGATTATACAACATGCATAGAAGAGCAAGACAACACAAAACTAGAACAAGAGATAGCCTGTTCAGGCGGGGCGTGTGAAATAATATGAGCGATATAAAAAAATTTGAAACCTTTGTTGGTAGCATTATAGAAGAAGCCGAAAGTGATAAAATTGGTTTTGTAATGCACCTCTCTTACATAGACGATGAGTCTTCAGAAGTCAAACACTTCAATATATCTCACAAATTTCCATACGACGACTTGATCACATCAAAAGAAAATTATGTAGACTTTGTAGATTATGCTGAGTCTACCAGAGACAGCGAGGACAAGTCCAAAGAGGATTAACAAATGGTCTTTTATCCCAAACCCAAATGTAGCGACACTTGCGGTGGCCGACTAAAGTTAGAATGTGTTGATGATAAACACATAGAACTTAAGGTAAAACGCCTCTCCGACACAGCCACCTTGCCCACCAAGGCAAACAAACATGACGCAGGGATAGACTTTTATTCGGACGAAACTGTCACAATCAAACACCTAGAAACCATCACAGTAGACACAGGCGTGTCTGTTTCCATACCGGAAGGTTTTGTTGGTTTGATATGGGACAGATCATCAATGGGATGTAAAGGAATACACAGATTTGCTGGAGTTATAGATAGTGGCTATACTGGAGAGATAAAAATCTGTCTCCATAACTCAGGTTACGGAATGCAGTTCTGGCCATATGCACCAGTTAGTTATGATGTAAAAATTGGGGACAAGATAGCACAGATGGTGATACAGTCAATACCTACAGTTAAAATTGAAGAGGTAACTGAACTATATAAAACAGAAAGAGGCGAGAAAGGCTTCGGGAGTAGTGGCTCGTAAATATAAAAAAAGACGCCTTCATCCTAAAACAGAGAACCAAGCTGATTACATACGCTTAATGGCAGACAACATAGTTACACTATGCCATGGCCCAGCAGGGACCGGCAAAACTAGTGTATCAGTTGGGCTTGCTTGTGAATATCTAAGTGAGTCTAAAATAAGAAAGATTATAATAACCAGACCCGTCGTAGAGTCTGGAAGACAAGGGTTGGGATTTTTACCCGGTTCCTTTAAAGATAAAATACACCCATACCTTATTCCAGTTCTGGAAGAGATGGATCTTTATCTTACCAAAGAGCAATCAAAAAAATTTCTTGACCATGATATTATTGAGATTGTACCCTTGGAGTACATGCGTGGTAGAAACTTTCATAACTCATTTATGATTTTAGACGAAGCTCAAAACGCAACCTTTGACCAGATAAAGATGTTCATAACTAGAGTGGGCAGGGACTCCAAAGCAGTGATCAATGGAGACCTTGGTCAAAGTGACCTATCAAACAAACCTAGCTGTGACTTCAACGAAATTATAACAAGGCTTGACAAGGTTCAGAATGTTGGTATAATGGAATTGACGGCTGAAGATATAGTCAGAAATCCAATTATAGGGGCCATAATAGACAGGCTTTATTAATGACTATTAAACTTTCAGAAGACAATTTGAATCAGATAATTGATTTAACAAAGCAGGTTCCGGCATTTGGTTACGAGATAGTAGAAACTCTCGCCAAAGATCTTCTCAGACTAAGAGTGTTGTGTGAGGATATAATAAAAGTAAAGGGAAATTCTAAAGATTTAGATGTGTATATATCACGATTAGAACATGCATTAAAAAGTAAAGAAGATGCCAGTTTATGAATATAGATGCTCTTCATGTGAAGAAGGGTTTGAGATAGAGCAAAAAATGGGGAGTGCCAAGAAAAAAAAGTGCCCCTCATGCAAAAAGCACAAGTTAGAAAGACTAATTAGCTCTGGATATATATTCGTCAAGGGCGAGCCTCAAACTGTAGAGCATTGGGCTGATAGGAATACCAAAAAGATGGGTTCTTATGAGCTTAGTGAAAAAAGAGAAAAAGAGAGCGGCAAGTCAGACAGCGGCCCTTGGTGGAAAAAAGACAGCAAGTATTCCAATCGACAAATAAATAAGATGTCAGATTCCCAGAGACGAAGATTCATAGAAAAGGGAGACTGATGAAAGAAGCCAACAAGCCGCATAGAGCAGTGCTTAGGATAAATCTATCTCTTCACACAATCTTAAACACCGGGGAATGCTCCTCTAGAAGTGTCGAAAAAGAAATCTTGGACAAGTGCGGGCTGCGTGAAGACTTTTTGCTGTACATTGATGGAAAAGATCAATGGGACTGTCTGAGTAAAATACAAAAGAAAATTTCGGAATTCAGAGGTGAAAATGGCTCGACATGAAAATGACAACATTGATATAGATCTGCCAGAACCAGATTCTTATTTACACTTCTACTACACTCACAAGGGTAGAGAAACCACAGAAGGTGACCCAAAAGCCTACTGCAAAAAAGTTGTAAACTCACAAACCAACAGAGAAACTTATTACGTAAAGTATGGACGAGGAGTTTTATTTGATCCTTGGGGGATCTTTGCGGGCAAAGAGAGGTCTAGGGACTTTAGTCTTGTAAAAGTTTCAAAAAACGTTTTTGAACACTACTACAAATTCATAGAAGGAAAAAATAGATCCTTTTTATCACTCGCTGAAAGGAGTATGGTAGATGTCTAAAACAAAAGGTGGGCCGCTTAGTAAGGCTGAGAAATTTTATATAAAAAACAATGTGAAATTAAGTACTGAAGATCTGTCGAAAGACCTCAACAGATCGTCTGGAATCGTTGAGAAATATAGAGAAACTCTTCCTGATCAGGACGATGACCCCAGTCCAAAGGTCTCAGATCTTATGGCTAGAACAGATCGTGGTGCTACTACCATGACAGAAAACGCCTCCATGCTCTCTGATGAAAAGAAAGCCGAGAGAATAAAGAATAAAAATACTGCGGGGAGGTCGTTCAGAGGAAGTATTCACAGGATAAAAGAGACATAGTCATGACAATATGTACTGAATTTGATAGTTACGTCGGAGAGTTCGCAGATAAAAACGCCATGTGGACGGTAGATCTTTCTGATGGCCAGCGTGTCTATCAGGACGATGGGAGACCGGGCTTAAAAGAGAATAGCGCATGGATTAGACTTAGAAACTACTGTAATGATAATAGTGTTTATATTAAATCAATGAAGCTAGTTTTTCGATCTCATGAAGTAGAAATCGGAGAAGAGGACATAGGCTACTATTTTTGCAAGGGGGCTTCTGGAACCATGTTTGGTGACGATACTCGCCATCTATACATGGCGGGAGCTTTAAAAGAGAATGGTTCTCTGCTCGTAAAAAGTTGGATAGTACCCGAATTGGAGCCAGAAGCATCTGAGCCTAGAGATCCACGACTGGCTGGAGAATGCTTAATAGCTAAACATGACTGGTAAAAGAACAGACAGAAGCAGGTACAAATCACCTTCTACTGGAGACTACTGCACAGCGGCTCAATATATAGCCGAGATGATGTGTCAAAGAATGGCCGAGAACTCAAACGAAGGTTCTTTGGCTTACAAATTCTGGAACACAGACAAATGGAAAAAAACTTATACTCATCAAATAATACTGGCCAACCGCCTTGTCGAAGATTACGATGAAAGAGCGGTGATAAAAGCTTTAAAGAGCAGTCGTGGCTGTAAGATATATTCTCTTAGATTTCCTTCGTTAGTAGATCTAATAAAATCGGAAGAGGACATTTTAAACAGGCTCGACGCCTTCGAAGAACAGGTTATACAACTTCCAGATTCTAACGATGTAAAGACTCCTCAAAAACCATTTGGTAAGAGAAGTAAAATAAACAAACTGCGAGATCTAGATGTCTAAAATCAAGAAGACAGTTTTTGATGACGCCGCCACAAAAGAGATTATAAAAAAGTACGGATATGTAGTAAGAGATGGCTTAGATGTTTTTGAAGAGAGTTCTAATCTAAAAGTTATATCCGTTAGCCCTGCTATAGACGTTGCGCTGGGGGGTGGTATTAGAGAGGGTAGCTGGGTTATCTTTACAGGAGAACCTAAAACCGGCAAGACAACAACGGCCTTACAATTTGCCGCAAACTGTCAAAAAGAAGAAAACGGATCGAGACCCGTTATTTTTATCAATGCGGAAGGCCGACTGAAGGCTATGAATCTTGGCGGTGTAAAGGGGTTGCAAGTTAACAAGGTTCGCGTGGTTGAATCCACAGCCGAACCTATGAGTGCGGAGGAATATCTGGATATTGTTGTAAAATATGTGAGTGGCGAACCAGAGTGTGTCGTTATTATTGATTCAGCTTCTGCATTAATTCCAGAAAGAGAATTGGTAGAAGATGTCAGTGGTCAATTCAGAGCGGGACTCCCTAAAATTCTAGCATCTTTTACCAGACGACTGTCTAATGTAGTGACCAAACAAAGAGCAATTATAATTCTTATAACTCACTACATTGCAAATACCAGCGGTATGGGTAGAAAAACCAAACTAGCTGACGGCGGAAAAAAGATACAATACCAAGCTGACACAAACCTCATAATAGAATACATAAAACCTTGGGAAGCCAAGGGGAAATGTATAGGACAACAGGTCAACTGGAAAGTCTTATGCTCCTCGGCTGGAGGGTTTCCAAACTCTACTGCCCAAAGCTGGATAAGATACGGAATGGGTGTTGACAAAATTCAAGAACTCATAATGATGGGAATTGAATTTGGTCTGATTTCAAAAGCTGGAGCTTGGTATAGATGTGAATTCCTTGAAAACCACAAAGAAAAATATTCAGAAATGGTGGAAAAAAAATTTCAAGGCCAAGACAAATTGTATGAGTTCATGAGTGAAAATGAAGACATTATGCAATTGCTGCATAAGGAGTTAGAAGATATCTTGTGAAGATTGTAGGCTTTGATGGCAATAGCAAAAAATGGAACCTAACAAAATACGTTCCAGATAAAGATGACAAAAGGCACCGATCCAAGAACCATCTAAGAGCCAGAGCCATTCTCCGCAAACTGTTTCCTAGAGATAGGATCTTAGAGGAGGTGTCTCTTCCGGGTAGCAATACACAGAGCAGAAAATCCCTCCTCTACGCAGACTTTTTTATTCCATCACACAAGCTGGTAATAGAAGTTCATGGACAACAACATTATGAATTTGTTCCTTTTTACCACAAAACCAAGGGTGAGTATTACCGTTCCAGAAAGAGGGACAGGGACAAGATAGACTGGTGTGAAATGAATTCCCTGAGAATAGTGGTTCTGAAATATTCTGAAAGCGACGATGTCTGGACACGAAAAATTAACGGCGTCTGAAAGACTTGCTAGATTTGAGAAGTCGGTAGAAGACTACATTAACGCCAAGCACCTTTGTGCTGTAGGTTTTAATGTTGAGGCTGTTGGTGTGCTGAATATGAAAATAGGGGATCTTAAAGATCTATCTTCTGAAGATTGTGTCGCTGGATCTTATGTCGTATTTGCTTATGCGAACTACCTACAGGAAGAGTATAACCAAAACTTAGTGAAGCTAAATTATGCCAACGACACTCTAAGACAAATTGTCGCTAATGAGATGGGACAGTTTGACAAGTATATGAAACATGAAATAAAACAACAGCACGTAATAAATAACAACGAATTTGCTGTAAAAATTGACAATATAAGGAAACATGCTCAGGCTAGAGTGGATAGAATGTCTGAAAAAATCAGAGATGTTCGAAGGATGGGGGAGTCTCTGCTAGAGCTAGCAAAAAGAAAGGCTTATTCATGACCCCGATAGAAAAAATAAAGGCCGGTATAGAAAAAGAAGATATGGATTTGGTGTCAGAAGGTTTTTATGACCTCACCGGGGAAATAGTTTCTCGGGAAGAGGTCGTTGATACCCAAGATCCTCTTCTGAAACAGGTGGTGTCAGATTCGTCTTCTGATGCTGAAGATTTCATAACCTCTACAAGATCCTCTGGAAAACCTTCAAAGTATTCCAGAGCAGAACCTCTGGAAATCAGAGATAGAGAAAATACTTTTGTTGATGATGGGACCGAAGCACCTGAAGATCGTGAACTGGATAAAATTTTAGCAGTTAAGCCCCCGGTAGAGAGAACAAGACAGCCATTCAAAAAGACATCAATCCAATGTTCTTCGTGTAACAAGGAGTTTAAAATCAGCCCGTCTCTCGTGAGAGAGAATTATAAATGCGATAGCTGTATAATGAGAAGATAAAAGTGAACTTACTAAATAACCCAGCCGCTGAGAGAGCCATCCTGTCAGGGATATGCTCACATGGTTCAGACGCTTTTGTGGATGTTAACGGTGTAGTTGAATTTGACAGCTTTGTTATCGAGGAAAATCAGATAATCTACAAGTGCCTTTGTAAGGTTCTTGAAAAGTCTGATCATATAGACATATCTTCGATACTCGCCGCTGCGAATGACCTTAATCTGCAAGAGAATCTTAACACCAAAACAGGTCTTGAACATCTCAGGGCTATATACAACTTTCCTATCAAGCTAGAGAATGTCAGACCTCATGCTGTAAAGGTGAGAAAGCTACATCTTGCCAGAGATCTACAGAAGATTTCAAAGGAGATCTACAACGATGTTTCTACAATAGATGGGGACGAGACAATCAGCGAGATAATAAATATCGCTGAAAAACCCATCTTGGATTTTTCCTCCTCATTAAACAGAGAGGAAGATAGCACACCACTTCCTCTTGGTCGGGACATAGAACAATACATACAGCATCTGGAAGAGAACCCTTCCGACATACTTGGAATCCCCAGCGGGTATCAAAGGTTCGATTCTAGTATAGGTGGGGGCTTTAGAAGAAAGTGCGTGGATCTAATTGCAGCAAGACCAAAAGTAGGGAAAAGCATGTTTGGGGATAACGTCGCCATGCATGTTGCGGGTAAATTGCGAATACCCGTCTTAATGCTAGACACAGAGATGTCAAAAGAGGACCATCTAAACAGGATACTTGCCAGCCTTAGCGGTATAGATATCAATGATATAGCTACGGGTAAGTGTTTCAAAACTAAGGCCGGTAAAGCCAAGATTGAGAAAGCTGCCAACAAGATAGAGAGTATCCCATACGACTATATTAATATATCGGGCAAGGGATTTGACGAAATTCTATCTCTCATGCGTAGATGGATTATCAAGACCGTTGGATTTGATGAAAACGGAAGAACCAACAACTGCTTGGTGATATATGACTACCTTAAATTGATGACATCGGACACTATCAATAATAATGTTCAGGAGTTTCAAGCGCTTGGTTTTCAGATAACATCGCTTCACAACTTCTGCGTTGAGTACGACTGCCCTTGTCTTAGTTTTGTTCAACTGAACAGAGACGGTATAACTAAAGAGTCCACCGATGTCGTTAGTGGCTCTGACCGATTGATATGGCTATGTACAAGTTTTAGTATTTTTAAAAATAAGAGTGATGAGGAGATAGCAGAAGACGGGGATCAATACGGAAACAAAAAGCTGGTTCCAATCGTTGCCAGACACGGCCCCGGACTCTCCGACAGTGATTATATCAGCATGGCTATGCGAGGAGAGACTGGTAGAATATCGGAAAAATCTACTCGTAATGAAATAAGAAAAGTTGTTAAACAAAAAGATGACGGCTTTGTTGTAGAAGATAATAATAAAGACGATATTCCATTTGAAATGTGAGGTATTATTATGTTCGAGACTACCTTTCACGGTATATTTAATAACTTGGAAGAGCTAAATCAGTACTTTAAAGATAGGCGACAAGACTTCTACGAATTGATGTCTAATTATCATTCTGAATACAAAGATGCCTATCTCTCTAAAGATAAAGAACCTCCTTTTTATGCTGCCGCCAACTCAGCCTCTCCGAGAGATCTTTATTTCAAGAGTCAGATTTCAGAATTTAACAACACCCAAACGCTTAAAATTCTAGAAATTGGTGGGGGAATAAATCCTTGCTTCTTCTATCTAGATTATTGGCTTAATCAACCAGTAGAAGTTTTGGTGGTGGAGCTACCTAAAGTAAGCATAAGATGTAATAAGATATATAACGACATCCCCGGTCTTTCTTACTGCGACAGGGTTCCTACAGGGGCCACTCCTTTTGATGTCGTATATTTTTCCGGCAGTTTGCAATACATGTTTAACACAGAAGACATACTTCTAAAAGCTGCAAGCCACAGCCCAAAAAAGATAATCACAACATCGACAATACTTCTTGAACAAAGAGAGTCTTTAATTACCGGACAAGTAAATATGGGCAAAAGTGTAATCCCGTACAAGATGAGCAACAAAGACGAGATTATAAACCAGTTAGACAATTTAAACTACGAATTGTCTCACGAAGAATTCCAAAGAGGGAATTGGTCTCACAATGAATTGGATCAATCTGAATTCGGAGTGTACCATCTCACGTTTCAGTTGAAAAATTGAAATGCAAAAACTGGAAAAAGAAAAAATAAATGTTCTTTCAGAAAAACTTTCCGAAAGAATAATTGATATATTAGATCATTTCAGTGTCGAATATATTGAGCAGGATGATTGGATATATTGTCCGTGCCCTGTGCATGGCGGGGACAAGAAGGATGGATTTAGTATAAGGCAATCCGACATATTTCCAAATCAAATAGTATGGTCCTGCTGGACACATCATTGCGAGAAAAAGTACATCAATTCTTCGATAGGATTAATACGAGGAATTTTGTCTCACATTCAGGAAAAAGAGGTTAGCTTTAAGGAGGCAGTTTCTTTTGGATTTAAGATAATGAACTTCTCTCCAGACGATATTAGAGTAGACACATCTCAAAGAGAGAAGAATAGTTTTATACGATGTGCCAACAGTATTTTAAAAAACAAAAAGGCTATCACGGCAGCAGTCACTAGGGATCAAGTTATTAGCAGTTTACGTCAGCCTGTAGACTATTATCTCAGACAGGGATTTAGTCAAGCAACCCTGTCGTTTTTTGATGTGGGAATTTGTGACAATCCAAAAAAACCTATGTATAATAGAATAGTTGTTCCTGTCTATGATGACGAGCGTGAGCATATGGTGGGGTGTATAGGAAGGTCTCTGGATGAAAGGCCCACAACACACAAATGGGTAAATAGTAAGGGGTTTAATACGGGCGATTTCCTATACAACTATTGGAATGCAAAAGATGCAATAGAAGAAACCAACAGCGTTGTTGTTGTGGAAGGGCAGGGTGACGTGTGGCGTCTTCATGAGGCTGGTATCAGAAATTCTGTTGGGATGTTTGGTTGCTATTTAAGTGACTATCAGCGTATAATACTAGAGAGGTCTGGGGCGTTGAATTTGATAATACTCACAGACAATGACGAAGCAGGAAAACAGGCTGGTTTAAAAATAAGATCTCAGTGCGAGCGACTGTTCAATATATACACACCCAGTATAGATCCACACAAGGATGTTGGCGAAATGAGCATTTCTGACATAGAGAAAATATTAAAGCCGCAGTTGGAGGGTATGGTATGAGTCAGAAAATATTAGCTTTCTCCGGGTCTAAGCAGAGCGGCAAGACTACGAGAATGAATTTTCTTCATGGCTACGAAATGAAAAGAACCGAAGCCATAAAGGTTTTTGAAATAAATAATGCCGGGAAGTTGGTTGTAAATGCTACAACCGCAGACGAGAACGGAAACATATCTGAGGGAATGGGGGTATTAGACATAGAAAGGAATGATTTTGAATTCGCAAACTATGCCTCACAGAGGATATGGCCGTTCGTCAGGGCGTATAATTTTGCCACGCCGCTAAAAAGACTTTGTGTTAGTGTTTTCGGTCTTAAGTATGAGCAGTGCTACGGGACCGAGGATGAGAAAAACAGTCCTACGAACATCATGTGGGAAAGTTTGCCAGACTCCTTGCGTTCGAAGGATGATAGCGGCCCAATGAGCGCCAGAGAATTCTTGCAATATTTTGGCACTGATATTTGTAGACGAATCAAACCAGATATCTGGACCTCTATCTGCTTGGATAACATCGTCGATGATGAAAGTGAGCTTGCCATAATAGGAGATTGCAGGTTTAGAAACGAGGCCGACGCGATACATGAAGCCGGTGGAAAAATTATTCGTCTGCTTCGGAAACCCAAGAAGGATAGTCATTCAAGCGAAAACGACTTAGAGAAATACTGTGAATTTGATCATGTTATAGACAATTCTGACATGACAATAGAAGAATGTAATAAAGAGCTTTTAAATGTTTTAATAGACTGGGGATGGATTCAGTCAGTAGAGCCTGCTGGCTTTACAAAACCCGTAAAGAGTGAGGCTAGGTAATGGACAATACAGTTTCTAAGCCTTGGGGATCTTATAAAGATATATTTAGATCAGAGGAAGTCGTTTTTAAAATGATAACTGTAGGTTCTGGAGAAGAGATATCTTATCAACAGCACCACAAGAGGAGCGAGTTCTGGTATGTAGTAAAGGGTAATGGTATTTTTAAATACAACGGCACAGAATGGAAAGTTACTCCGGGTTTTTATATTCATGTCAGAAAAAACGACGCACACCAGATCAAAAATACTGGCGATACAGACATGACGATATATGAGATGCAATTTGGAACTTGCGAAGAAAAAGATATAATTAGAATTGAGGATAAATATGGGAGAGATTAAGTTAATCTCTATTACTCCCGACGCAGAAAAAACAATAGGATACTGTGCTAGAGTAAGCAATCCAAAAAATCAAAACAATCCAGACGTATCTAAACTTCTTAAATTTTGCATAACACACGGACACTGGTCTGTTTTCGAAATGGCTAATATGGTTATTGAAATTAACACAACCAGAGGAATAGCCGCGCAAATTCTAAGACATAGAAGTTTTTCCTTTCAGGAATTTAGCCAACGGTATGCTAAAGCTCAAGGTTTTGAATATGTAGAACCAAGAAGGCAGGATATAAAGAACCGACAGAATTCGTTTAACGATCTCCCAGAAAAAGACAAAACTTGGTTCGAGTACACACATAAAAAGGTTCAGGAAGCCACTAACAATTTTTATGAGGAAGCCTTGGAGAGAGGGGTGGCTAAAGAAAGTGCAAGATTTCTGCTACCCCTAAGCACTAAAACGCGAATGTATATGAATGGAACGATTAGAAGCTGGATTCACTACATACAGCTAAGAACAGATGAATCAACACAGAAAGAGCACAGGGGAATTGCAGATGAAATCAAGGGCGTATTCTCACAACACTTACCAGTTATCGCTGACGCCTTGGAGTGGTCTGAATGATCGTAACTTACATAAGAAGTTCCTCATATAATAATTATGACTACTGCCAGCAGCAGTATTATATAAACTATGTGCTTGGTTACCCCTCTCTTTCTGGGAAGAAAGCGGAGATGGGGACTATAGTCCATAAAGTTATGGAATGTCTTGCACGCTCCAAGAAAGCAGTTCAAGATAAAAAAAAGAGCTTCACGGACGAATCTTTAGGTAGAATTCGTCTCACAAAAGATATAATGTTATCGGACAACTTTGTAAAGAAACTTACAGATAAAAGCATAGACTTCTACACCAGCAAGAGTACACACACCTTTGTAAAGTCTGATCTAGAAAACTGTAAAAAATGGGTCTGGATGGCTCTCGAATACAATAAGGGACAATTTGACCCCAGAACTAGAAAAATAGTCGCTGCCGAACCTCATTTTGATATATCTATAGATGAGCCATGGGCAGAATATGATTATCAACTGCCTAACGGCACGACGCTTAAGGGAAACCTTGCAATAAAAGGAACGATAGATCTCGTTACAGAAACTTCCAAGAATGTCATAGAAGTTATAGATTGGAAGACTGGAAGAAGAATAGATTGGGCAACAGGACAAGAGAAGGACTACGATAAACTATCTAAAGACCCACAACTTCTATTATACCACTACGCTATATCAAAGCTATTCCCACAGTATAGCGAATCCATAATGTCTATTTTTTATATAAGAGATGGAGGTCCATTTTCTCTATGCTTCGACGAGTCTGACAAAGAGTCCTTCTTAAAGATGTTAGAAAAAAGATTTAAACAAATACAACAAAACGAATCCCCAAGACTTCTTTCACAAGAACAGAATCATTGGAAATGTAAAAAACTTTGTACTTACTATAAAAACAACTGGGAGGGAACTAATAAAAATATCTGTAAATATGTTCATGAGGAATTACAAAAGAAGGGTTTAGAAAGGACTACGGCAGAATGTACAAAACAAGGGTTCAACATAGGGTACTACGATGCTCCCGGTTAAATACTTTAATAACGAGGATGTTGCTGGACTAGTAAGCGTTACCGAGTGTATAGATGTTATTGATACACTCTTCAAAAACATAGACAACACACAGATGCCACCAAAAGTCTACATGGACGTTCCTAACGGGGACTTCAGGGCTATGCCAGCGGTTGTTGATAAAACCGCAGGGATTAAGTGGGCCAGTTTAAACATAAAAGATCCGGGCAAGATTAAAATCTTTGCAAAGGTTCTTATAAACGACGTAGACTCTGGCGATCTTCTGGCTATCATGGATGCGGAAACTCTGACAGCAATTCGCACAGCAGCGGTGACTGGGGTGGCCACAAAATATCTGGCCCCAAAACACGCTAGAACTGCGGGGTTTGTGGGGTGTGGCAATCAGACAGCCAGACAAATTGAAGCTGTGACATCTGTAAGAGAAATAAAAACTATCAAGCTATTTGACCTAGATGTAGATAGGGCTAACAATCTCAAGGAACAACTTCTCAAGAAACCATCCATCTCTTGTAGATCCTTAGTGGTAGTCTGTAAAGATCTAGAAGACTGTCTATGGGATTCTGACATAGTTACCACTTTAACACCGTCCAGAAAACCCTTCATAAAAAATGATGCTCTCAAACCTGTCGTTCACATTAATGCGATTGGGGCAGACGCCGAAGGAAAAAGGGAGCTTCATTCCTGCGTCCTAGAAAATTCGGACCTTGTGTGCTATGATGAGTGGGTTCAGTGCTCTCATTCGGGCGAGATTCAATACTCTAAAAAGCAGATCTCTGGACAGGTTTGGTCTCCACTATCGCTGGTAGTTCAGGGGGAAACAAATACCGAATCTTTTAATAAGACATTATTTGATGCAACCGGTCTAGCGATAGAGGATGTAGCCACGGGAAGATATTTATATGACAAAGCAATCAAACATAGTTGAAGTTGAGTTCACAGAGGAGATGGTTGAGCGAGCTAGAGTCAAGGCTAAAAATCTAGGTAGGATAAATAATTCTATTCTAAAGGGGGCTGGAAACTTTGCTGGCTATCTAGGTGAGGAAATCGTTGCCGGTTATATTCAAGCTGAGATAATCAGTAACAATGAGGGTCGGGATAAGTATAACCATGACTTAATAAGAGATGGTAAAAAGATAGAGGTGAAATCGAAAAGAAGGTCTGTACCCCCTCAAGATTCTTACGATGCTTCTGTCGCAGAAACCAGTGCTCATCAAAAGCCAGATATATATATATTCACAAGCATTCAGTTTAAAGGGACCAAGCCTTTGAAAGCTTGGATTTGTGGACAGAAGGATGCAAAGGAATACTTTGAGCAAGCGCATTTTTATTCGCAGGGTGACATAGATCCTTCTAACGGATGGAAGGTTTCTACTGATTGTCACAATATGAAATACAAGGATCTTGACCCAGTAGAATTTTAGGACGACAAGATGTCAGTTTGGACACCTTTGCATTTACACACACACTACAGCCTCCTAGACGGCCTCTCAAAGCCGTCTCAAGTTGCCGACAGATGCTCTGAACTTGGATATACCTCATGTGCAATAACTGATCACGGTACAATCTCTGGAGCCGTTTCGTTCGTGAGGGCGATGAGAGAAAAAAATATCAAACCAATACTAGGTTGTGAATTTTATATATCAAATGATGCTAAACTAAAAGATAAACAGAATCGTTCACTATCTCATCTGGTAGTATTAGCTAAGAACACTGAAGGTTGGAACAAATTAATTGAAGCTACATCTAGAAGTAATGAAGAGGATGTGTTTTATTTTAAACCAAGACTAGACCTTAACTTGCTGGATGAGATAGTTGGAGACACTAAGGGAAGTCTAGTAGCCTTTAGTGGTCATCCGGGCAGCGACCTAGCAAATGTGCTATTTAAAGATGTGAAAGCTGGTTACTCTGCTAAAACCTATGAAGAATCAGCAAAGCATTTGAAGAGAAACTGGAAAGAAGATGCAATCGTGATGGCCTCACGATATCTCAAAATTTTTGGTGCTGGAAATTTTTTCGTAGAGATACAACTTATAGACAAGGATAATTTTCCCGCAGCAGAACTCATAGCAGAATGCCTTAGAGAGGTTAGCAGGGAAACAAACATTCCCCCAGTGGCAACAGCCGACTCACACTATCCAACAAAAGAAGACGCCGCAGATCAAAGGATAATACTATGCTCTGCGATGAAAACTACTTTAAAAAAGGTTAATGATAGGCTGAAAAATAACGAAAATATTGTTCTCTCTTCTTTTTTTAAATCAAACAACTACCACATACCTTCGCTAGAAGAAATGGAGTCTCTTCATTCGGAAGAGGAGCTTTATAACTCCAAGCTCATATCAGACGGCTGTGAGGATTACGATATATTAGGCCACCCCATGCTTCCTAAGTTTTCTTGCCCTAAAGATATGACAGAAGAAGAGTATCTCAGGGATCTCTGTAGAGACGGTTGGCGTAATAGGTTAAAAAGAGAGGGGAAAGTAAACACCGAAGAAAAAACTAAACAGTACGTTGATAGAATAAAAGAAGAGCTTGATGTCATCAGCCGGGCAAATCTGTCCGGTTATTTTTTGATAGTTAGAGACATTGTAGATTATGTTAAGAATCAGAATTGGTTGGCTGGCCCCGGAAGAGGTTCTGCCGCAGGTTGTCTAATCTCATATCTGATTGGTATAACCGAAGTCGATCCAATAGAATATGACTTGCTCTTTGAGAGATTTTATAATATGGGTAGGAACACGGAAGATCATATCTCCCTACCCGATATTGATATAGATGTCCCGGCAACAAAAAGAGATTCGGTTATACAGTATATAAGATCTAAGTATGGCGATGACAGGGTCTGTCAAATGGTAACATTCGGTAGACTGCAAGGAAGAAGTGCTTTAAAGGAAGTGCTGAGAGTTCATGACGCATGTTCATTTGATGAGATGAACAGGATAACAAAGTCTCTACCGCAAGAAGATAAAATTTCAGACCAGCTAGAATCCATATCAAATTCATCGTCGATATTATGGACTTTGACCTACCAGCCAGAGGCTCTTAGTGATTATTGCGAATTAAAAGATGACGGTATTCTGACTGGTGATTACGCAAAGTTGTTCGAGCAAGCAATGAGGTTAGAGGGGACATACAAGTCTCAAGGTAAGCACGCCGCCGGGGTTGTTATATCTTCCAAAAACTTAAACAAGTCGTGTCCAATGGTCAAAGAAACCAACGGCACCGATAAAATCGCCGGATTGGAAATGGTAGATCTTGAGGCTATGGGTCATGTAAAATTTGATGTTCTTGGTATCAATCTATTGGATAAAATTATGGGAGTAAGGGATCAACTTTTAACTGGAGTTATAGATGAAGAAACATTACAGTGAAGTGCTTTTAGATGGCTGTTCTATAGAGTGTAACGATTTATCTCTTTGCAGGATAAACAATCATTACACAAGAACTGTCAAGACTGATTTGTATCAGGTTCATTCTGATAATAGAAAAGCCAAATTTAGCATGATGTACAAGAGTCCTTTTGATGCCATAGACAAATTTTTGGAGATAAAAGGCAAGATTTCATGAACTATAGAGATATAATTGTATTTGATTTTGAAACCGGTTCTGTCAACCCAGAAAAGACACAACCCACACAAATAGCAGCAGTTGCAATACATGGAAGAAAGCTAACAGTTCAACCCGGAGGGTTTTTCAATAGCGAGATTCGTCCTATATTAGATGACGAAGAGGCTATCAAACAAGGACTAGACCCTCTAGAGGATGAAGCTTTAGAGTTAACAAAGAAGACAAGAGAAGGTCTAGCAAAAGCTCCTCATCCAAAACAGGTGTGGAAAAAATTTACAAAGTTTGTTGACAAATATAATTTTAAAAAGACCCAGTGGTATGCTCCGATACCTGCTGGATACAATATCAATGGTTTTGACATGATAATTGTTGATAGATTGTGCAGAGAATATGGGCCTCTAAACGAAAAGACCGGACATCAAAAATTGTTTAGTAAGGTAAACAAAATTGATGTTATGGACATGATGTTTCTATGGACGGAAAACAATCCCGACATAAAATCTATTAGTATGGATAATATGCGGGATTACATGGGTTTGTCGGATGAAAATGCTCACGATGCACTTCAGGATGTTAAAGATACCGCAAACATAATGATAAGGTTTATGAAGTTCCAGAGAAGTCTGGCATCAAGAACTAAATTTGAAAAGGCTTTTGCCGATGGCAATTTATACGTTTGAGTGTGGATGTGAGTTTGACATAGATGGAGACCCGTCCCAGAAAAAAGAGGACGGTCTACCCATCATTGACTTAAACATGCTGAATGTGAATTACGATTGTGAAAGAACTTGGGATTTAATATGTGAGGGAAAAACTAAAGGGGTTTTTCAGCTAGAAAGCCAGCTTGGAAGATCTTGGGCTAAGAGATTAAAACCTCGAAGCATTGAGGACTTAGCTGCCCTGTCTGCTCTTCTAAGACCCGGATGTCTTAAGGCTATAGTAGATGGAAAGTCAATGACCCAACACTATGTAGATCGTAAACATAAAAAAGAGGAGGTGTCATACCTTCATGATTCTCTGGAACCTATACTTAAATCCACTCAGGGCGTTCTTGTGTACCAAGAGCAGTCTATGAAAATTGCTCAGGTCATTGCAGGATTCAGTCTTCGGGAAGCAGACAATCTAAGAAAGGCAATCGGCAAGAAAAAGGCCGACCTTATGTCTGAGGTAAAAGATTCCTTCCTAACAGGAGCGGATGACAAAGGTGTTGTGTCTAGAGAAACAGCGGAGGAGATATTCGGGTGGATTGAAAAATCTAATCGTTACGCTTTTAATAAGTCCCATGCTGTTTCTTATGCTATTTGTGGCTATTGGTCTGCTTATTGCAAATCACATTTCCCTTTGGATTTCTACTGTAGCTATCTGTATTACTCGGGTGGTAAGCCAGACCCGCAGCAAGAGATAAGAGATCTAGTGTCTGACGCTCGGTCTAGTGGTGTGACCGTACAGTCTCCAAGCATAGGTAACTTGAATAAATCATTTAAGATACATGACGAATCTGTCAGCTTTGGTATAGGGGATATAAAATACATAGGCAAGAACCACGTAGACAAGCTTATAAAGGTTATGAAAGAATATAAGAACCAAAACCTTTTTGCTGGCGAGATGACTTGGTATAAGTTTCTTATAAATATCTCTGACAAAATTAGCTCTAAAGTTATGGAGTCGCTTATACATGTGGGCGCTCTTTCCGAATTTACTAACAGTAAAATCAGCAGGAAAGAATGTGTTTATGAGTTCGAAACATGGAGCGTCCTTACAAAAAAAGAGAAGGAGTGGATATCTTTGAACTGTCAGGATGAAGAACGTCTCGTTTCAGCGATGAGGATCCTATCTCCAACAAAGAAGGAGGGGGGAGGGACTTCCAATAAGAATAGAAAAGCTATTGTAGAAGACCTGATTCTTCAACTAGACTCTCCCCCCTACTCCCTAGAGGACTATCCAAACGAGATCGTTATGGAAGAGGAGCGACTCCTTGGAGTGCCGCTCTCTTATTGTAAGGTAGATTCCTGTGACACGACTTCTGTTAATACGACCTGCAAAGAACTTGTAGATGGCAAGAAGGGAAAACTAACCCTTGGCGTTGAGGTTAAGTCTTGTCGCGAGTGGGTGATAGCAAAGGGTAAGATGAAAGGTAAAAAAATGGCCTTTCTTAGCGTGGAGGACGGAAGCTCCGAGGCAGATTCCGTCGTTATTTTTCCAGAGGGTTGGGAAAAATACAAAAGCTTGTTAACAGAAGGCAATACAGTTTTACTGTGTGGCGAAACTTCAAAAGGGAGGGATGGACTGGTTGTAGAAAAAGTTTTACAAATTTAACTGTTGTAAAATCTATATAACCAGTATATAATATAATGGTGTCAGAAAATTTCAAAGAGCAGATAAAAAACTTTTTCAAAAAAAACGATTATTATGTCAGAGTTTTCACCAGTCCCGACAAAAAAAATTGTATAGCAGAATTCCCAGAGAGAACCGCTATAAAGCCTTGGATTGATGGAAAAACATGCTTGTATTCGATTGAAGGAGATGGTATACTCTATTTTAGATCTGGGTTTCCTTCAAGTAAAGGTGATCTCGATCTAGTGGAAGAAAAAAGTTTACATTTAGATTGCCCGGCCTACTCTAGAAGGATAATTATCTTTAATGATATTTTAAAAAGCACCTTGGCCATAGGGCTTCCGATATCACTGATACTTTTTTGTGACAGTAACGGAGAGGAGATTCCTGACGTAGGAGGGTTTGTAGATATACTTACTCCTCCAGAGACAGAAGAGGATATTTTGCTTGAAGAAAAACTAGCAGAAGTTTACTACATGAATTTATCTGATTCCGCCGACTATTCCGATCTAGCGGAAAAAAATAAAGTGGAGCACGGTTACCGTCTTTTAAAAGACTCGTTTGTTTAAGGAGATTTTGTTATGAACTCTTGTAATTTCATGGGAAGATTTGTCAAAGACCCAGAACTAAAGGATGCTAACGGAGTAGATGTAATTGATTTTACATTGGCTATAAACGAGTATAGAAAATCTAAGGATGGAACAAAGACAAAGAGTGTGGATTTTCTAGATTTCGTAGCTTGGGATACAGGAGCAACAACAATTGCAAAGCACTGCAAAAAGGGGGATAGAATTGTCTTAAGCTGTTCCGCACGTCAGGAAAAATGGGAAGACAAAACCGGAAACAGAAGATCGGCAATCAAATTTAGAGTTAACAAATTCTACCTGCTAAGCAACGGCAACTATTCCGAATTAGAAAAAGATAAGAACCAAAAAGTTCTAGCCACAGACGATATATGAGATATAATCCATCTGAAACTGAAAACGAAAGAGTAAAAGAAAATTACGGACTTGTTGTTTCTCAAGCTCTTTCGTTCTCAAAAACATATAACCAAGACCTAGAAGACTATATTCAAGTCGGACTGATAGGGTTGGTTAAGGCAATCAGGAAGCATAATCCAGAGCTAAGTAAATTATCTACTTACGCAACTGTTTGCATAAGAAATGAAATCATTAAATATGTTAATAAAAATAAAAAGAAGAGAGCCTCCAACGCCTCTTTAGAAAACATTGTCGAGTATAATCCTGTTGATTCTTTCTGGGAATATACCCCAAGCAGTCTTAGCGAGCAAGAATTAACTCTTCTCTATATGAAAAGAGACAACTACTCATACAAGGAAATCGCAGAAGAATTACACTATTCTAAAAGCTATACAAAAGAGCTTGCGAAGAGAGTTTTTAATAAAATCTGTGAAGCGAATAAATGAGAAAAAAAAGGATACTGTTTTGTGGCGAAGCCACATACCTAAATACTGGATATTCCACGTATTGGAATGAGATAATAACCCGGCTGTATAAAACCGGCAAGTACGAAATAGCGGAACTCGGGGGTTATGGTAAGCCAGACGACAAAGAGATTGCTCTTTCTCCTTGGAAAATCTACCCAAATATGCCAGACATAAATGACCACGACGCTGTTAATGACTACAACAGCAATGTAACAAACCAGTTTGGCGAGTGGAGATTTGAAGAGGTTTGTTTAGATTTCAGACCGGACATAGTATGTGACATAAGAGACTTCTGGATGATGGAGTTTGAAGAAAGATCTCCTTTCAGGAGATTTTTTCACTGGTTCATAATGCCTACGGTAGACGCCGCCCCTCAACATCCCCAGTGGCTATCAACATTCTCTAGTGCCGATGCGGTTCTTTCATATTCGGACTGGGGTCGCAACATTCTTAACGACGAGAGCGGCGGAAAAGTCAACTGCCTAGACATAGCGCCACCAGCAGCACAAGCGGCTTATACACCAGTAGCCAACAAGGATGCCCACAAATCTTCTCTTGGATTAAAAGAGGATAGTATCATCATTGGCACGGTGATGAGAAATCAGAGAAGAAAACTTTTTCCAGATTTATTTAGTGCATTCGGAAAGTTTTTAGAAAAGTCTAAAAAAACAAACGTGTATCTTTACTGTCATACGACCTATCCAGATGTTGGCTGGAACATACCGGAACTAATCCTTAAAAATGGTTTATCTACTCGTGTCCTGTTAACGTACATATGTAGTAATTGTGGTTCTGCATTTCCTTCCTTTTTGCACGACGCTTTGACAGAGTGTAAGCACTGCCATAGATATCATGCAAAACTAACCAATCCAAGAGAGGGCGTTTCAACAGAGGTTCTTGCTCAAATAATGAACTCTTTTGATCTGTATGTTCAATATGCAAATAGTGAAGGGTTTGGCTTACCACAGGTGGAGGCGGCTGCATGCGGTGTGCCAGTTATGTCTATTGATTATTCCGCAATGAGCAGTGTAATAAGAAAAATTGATGGAACCCCCTTGAGACCTATCACAAAATACAGAGAACTTGAAACCGGATGCATGCGAGCGGTTCCAGACAACGATTTCTTTGTTGACAAACTGATCGAATTTTGCGCACAACCAAAGGCTGTGAGAAGCAATATGGGATTTCAGGCAAGGAAAGCTTTTGAAAAAAATTACAACTGGGATACTAGTGCTAAGAAGTGGGAAGAGCTTTTTGATGCTGCTGAGTTGAGAAGCGAAAAAGAAACTTGGGACTCTCCTCCCAACATACATGAACCATCACGTGAATACCCCGATGGCTTAGATACCAAAACTTTCGTAGACTGGTTAATCATAAATGTTTTGGGAGACACCACTAAACTTAACTCATACATGTCATCTAGGCTTGTAAGAGACCTTAATTATGGGGTTTCGACTGAGGGGCATGGGGGGACTTACTACAATGATGGATCACTATTGTCAACCAGTCCCAAAAATAAAAGATTTGTGGAAGAGGATGCGTATAAAGAGATGTTAATTCTTGCGGAAAGAAAGAACTATTGGGAAAAAATTCGATCTAAGCCTCACTGGAGCTTTGACAAGGTGGTGAGTAGATGAAAGTATTATACATAGGATGCTATAGAGAAGGAACAGGCTGGGGAAATTCTGCTATAGACTATATCTTAGCCTTGGACAGTGTTGGAGTTGATGTTGTATGTAGACCGGTAAAACTTAACAACAATAATCCAGATTTACCAAACAGAATTTTAGAGCTAGAATCTAAGGATTCTTCTGGCTGTGACGTATGTATACAACACGTATTACCACACCACATGGAGTACAACTCTTCATTCAAAAAGAATATAGGTCTGTATTTTACAGAAACTTCGTCTTTTGAATACTCCCCTTGGCCAAACAGGATCAATCAGCTTGATGAAGGATGGGTCTCTTGCCAACAAAGCTTGGATGCCTCAATATATAGCGGTGTCAAAATACCACTAAAAATCGTACCAATACCATCAGACATCTCTAGGTTTGAGCGTACATATTCACCACTAGACATCCCTGAAATAGAGAATACGTTTACGTTTTATTTTATTGGTGAGGCAATAAGAAGAAAAAATCTTGTAGCACTTATAAAAGCATTCCATTTAGAGTTTTCGCCTAACGAGCTTGTTTCGCTTGTTATCAAAACAAACAAGTCTAATCTGTCCTCTGAGGAATGTTATAAACATATTTCAGAAATGTGTTCACAAGTTAAAAATAATCTGAAGCTGTATAAAAATATAGATGACTACAGTAAGGAAATCATAATCACCCAAAGGCTGAGCGACGAACAAATGATGGGGCTGCACGCCTCGTGCGACTGTTTCGTAATGCCTAGCTTTGGCGAAGCTTGGTGCATACCAGCCTTTAACGCTATGGGGTTCGGCAAAACACCGATATGCACAAATGTGGGAGGAATGAGTGAGTTCTTAAAGGGTGGTGGAGGCTTTCTTGTTGAGGGAAACTCAGAGCCAGTTTTTGGAATGACCGAAACCTTCCATGACATATATACAGGAAGAGAAAACTGGTGCAGCATAGATATAAGATACCTACAATCAGAAATGAGATACGTATACGACTCATATTCACACGATGACAGTGAATATATGAAAATAAAAGACCATGGCCGTAAGTCTGTGTATAACTATTCCTATCAGACAGTTGGGGAGCTTATGAAGAGGGGGATAGAAGATGCCCTCTAGTGCGGTTTCAACCATAATAAGAGCAGCCACAAAGAAGGAAGGTGATCCTCTTAATATACTAACCTTTGTTACACATGAAAGATACGAGAACTTCCTGTGTAAAACGGGTCATAATTTTTATGCCCTGTCATCAACTGGGTGTAAAGAGTGGAACACAAACTACGGAGACATCCCAGAAAACTACCACATATTAAAATCCCCAGACGAAACCTTAAGAGTTCCATTGCATCTGGATGTAGATCTAATTTTATCACAGAGTAAATTTGGTCAGTTTCAAATTTCCAAACAGATTGCCACAAGATTGCAACTGCCTCTGGTCAGCTTAGAGCACACCCTTCCCGTTGAAGAATGGTCTTCGGACAATCTTTATATGATGAGAGGCATGCGTGGAGATATAAATGTATATATTACAGAGTATAATTTGGAGCAGTGGGGAATAGGCGGGTCCGATTCATGCGTAATATACCATGGGCTTGACACTATTCAATTTTCTCCACCAGACCGAAAGGAGCGGGTTCCTCATGCCCTTTCTGTTGTGAATGATTGGGTGAATAGGGACTACTGCTGCGGGTTTAGTATATGGAAACAAATTGCTGACAAGATACCAGTCAAAGTTGTTGGAGATACTCCCGGCCTCTCTGAGGCAGCAAAATCTGTTGAAGAACTAGTAGAGTTCTACAGATCTTCACAAGTGTTTCTTAACACCTCAACACTTTCTCCAATACCAATGTCTCTTATGGAGGCTATGTCCTGTGGATGCGCTGTTGTTTCAACTAATAATTGTGCCATTCCAGAGCTTATACAAGATGGTGAAAATGGATTTCTATTCGACGATCCCGAACAAGCAGTAGAAAAGATCAACATGCTACTGTCCGATACGTCTTTAGCCAGAAAAATGGGTGAGAACGCTCGCAAAACGATTACGACAAAATTTTCACAGGAAGCATTTGTTAATCAATGGAACGCTGTTTTTAAAAAGGCGTCCAATATGGTTTACACAGGGGTAAATTAATGAAAGTTTATTTAACCGTAAAGGGTGATAATATCACCGGGTATCATACCATCGACGCTTCTTCTGGCGGCGATATTGTCGCAATGTCTGGTGTCGAAGATTCTGAGGCTACTGAAATCATAGCTTCAGACGTTATTAATTTTGTGTCCTTATCTTCTTTAGAAGAACTCATCTCCGGTTGGATCAAAAAAATGCGTCATGGATGCACCCTTGTTTTAGGTGGGGTTGAAATTGATGAGGTTTGTAAGGCGCTTGTTTCAAAGGCAATAGACATAAATAAGTTTAATGAGACCATATACGAGGGCAGAACAAGTCAAATATCTCGCCCAGAACTAGAAAAAATTCTAATCAAGCATGGACTCAAGATAACTAGGAAAAGGTCTGATAATTTTAATATGGTAGTAGAGGCAATAAGACTATGAGTTTTACTCCGTCTAATAAAAAGGCGACAGGACAAGAAATAGTAACCACTTCCTGTTGCGAATGTGTTTTTGCTGAATTCGTAGGGGACACTCAGACAGATTGTTCTATGGGGCGTCTAGAAAAGTTCAGAAAAAACGGGACTGTCGTTTTAGAGGCTCAGAACGATGAAAAAGAATTTTACGTTGTAGAAAGATTCTGTTCTGCCTATAGAGATAGTGAGTGGGATGATATCTTATTTTACTATTCAACCGATCTATCTGAGTCCCGAGAAGAAAGGGTTCGTAGAGAGGTGCAGATTAGATGTGGAATATTTTTGGGTTATGATGAAACCTGTGATATTTCTGGACTGTCAGATAGCCTCGCCAGCATATTGAGACAGGGAATAAAACCGCTGTACGTTACTGTGGCAAACTGTTCTTCTGCCAACAACATGGATATCCTACATACTCTTAACTTCCATCTTGAAGGAACTGGTATTATTTATACTTGCTCCAATGTATCTATTGATGAGCTAAGCACAAAAGACCAAACACATGTTCCAGAGATATGGAGAGCCATTGATTGCGCTTTTGACGTAACGGGAAAAAATGGATATTACGCCGCAGCAAAATCTGGTTATGAATTTGCAAAGGACTATCTCTCCTCTATAAACCATTATATAAACGAGGAAATGAAACAGGTTATCCTTGTAAGATCAGACGATAACGAATCATACTTCATGCAATGCTCACTACACAAGCTACTGTACGGAAGCAATGGAAAGTTTGTTGTCGAAAAAGTGACGGAACTTTCCGAAGAACAAGACCTCTATCACATGACCGCAAATTTAAGCACAGTGAAAGAAATATATGAATCTTCCACGAGTAACAATAGTAGTAGCTAGCTACAATTACGCTGAATATATTGGGGGATGTGTCCAAAGCGCTCTTAATCAAGATTACGAGGGTGCCACTACTATATGCGTAGTTGATGATGGTTCAACAGATGGATCATGGGAAATAATAAAACATCAATTCTCAGATCAAGTCTTTGAAAATTATGTTGATGATGTCGTGATAATGCAAGAACAGGTAAATGGAAAGTCTTTAATTGCCATTAAGAAAGAAAATTCTGGCGCCAGTTCTGCAAGAAACTTTGCGATAGACCATGTGTGGGATACTACTGATTTGTATGCAATACTCGACGCAGACGATGAATATTATCCATCAAAGGTGAGATTTTGTGTAGAAAAAATGTTGGTGGATATGGAAAATATAGGCGTGGTATACGCTGACTATGATATAGAGTATACTAATGCTAATTTTAAAAAGAGAGAGTTTAAAGAGCCGTATAGTGGATTACGTCTTAGACAGAACTGCATAGTGCATAGCAATGCATTAATAAGCAAGAAGGCTCTTGAATCCGTTAGGGAAAATGGGGAATATTACGATACAAATCTGCATGGACCCGGAAGTGAGGAATTTATAGGTTGTTCTGAAGACTATGATCTATGGCTTAGAATAGCCGAAAAATTCATAATAGTTCATATTCCCACCCCCCTAGCAGTTGCGAGAGAAACTGGAAGAAACCAGACTTCCAATGTCACACCAGAGTCAGAAGCTAGAACTAGACAAATCATATCTGACAAAATTAAGTCCAGACAACAGGCAAGATGAGTCGTAGACACGTATCTGAAATAAAAAGGTCAAAGACCGACGACTTGGGAGTAGCCATATTAGCCTGCGAAAATTCCCAGAAGTCGAAATCTTATGTTCCAAAATACTTATTGAGCACTATTGATGGACAAAGTTTAATAGAGCACCAATCTAGTATCATAAAAAAAGTATACTCAAATAATTGTATATATGTCGTTGCTGGATATGGGTGTGATAAAGTTGTGGGATTGCTTCCAAAATGCATGAGGATAGTAGAGAATCAAAATTTCCAAACTTCTGGCCCTGCTGAATACTTGAGGCTACTTATAAATAATTCTTCTGAATCTGGAATTTTATTTATTGACGGGAACCTTATGTTCCCAGAAGACGTACTTCTTGATTTTGACTTTGCAAGTTCATTTCTTGTCTGTGTAGAGGAAGAATGCAACCAACAAGATATAGGGGTCACAATCAGTAATGGCTGTGTAAACCAACTATCTTTCGGACTGAAAACCAAGACATATAATATATTCTTCTTAAGAGATTTTGAACTTCGTCTCGCAGAAAAAATTTGTAGAAATAGAGACAAAAATAAACTCCTACTGTTTGAAATTCTCAACTATGTCATCAACAACGGCGGAATAATTAAACAGCACAAACCAAAAGCAAAACATTCGATAAAAAAAATAGAGACAGCGAAGGATCTGTATGAAGATAATGATATCTAGTGATGGCATGCATGCCCACTTTTACGTCAGAACAGGGCTGGCTAAAGCCTTAAGCTACTCTGGTCATGAGGTGATACTGTGGGACATCAAAAGCCAAACAGCGTTTGATATTTTTGATGAATTTGAACCTGATATATTTATCGGTCAAACTTACAATCTAACTAAATCAGTTTTTAAATGCATAGCCGAAAGACCGAATCTAAAAGTGATAATGAAAGCCCCAGATTGGGGTGATATACAGAAAGAAATAGACCCAAATAAATATAATGTACTCTTTGTAACAGACGAAGAAAAAAGAAATATAGAGCTTCTTAAAAAAATGACAGGGAAGCCGGATTTTGTATACGTTCACTATCTAGATGAAGATGTTGAAAGAACCCATAACGGATGGCAAAGCATAGGAGTTAAAGCGACCGGACTTCTGAATGCCGCAGATATTTTTGAGTATGTTAACGGAAAAGAGGTTGACTATTTAAGAAGCGATGTTTCGTTTGTTGGCGGCTGCTGGCCATATAAGGCTGTAAGTTTTAATAAGTATATTAGCCAGCTATTTTACCCGCCCGGAAAATACAACGTAAAGATTTTCGGAAATCAACCTTGGAATATAATATCTGGTATTCAATACATGGGGTTTATTTCTGATCAAATGGTAAAAGATGTTCTAAAATCTGCTACAGTATGCCCCAACATAAGCGAACCACATGCACAAGACTTTGGTATAGATGTTAACGAGAGAACATTCAAAATTCTTTCCAACAAATCTTTTTGCATATCCGACAATGTCGAAGCAATGCGAAAAATATTTACAGATGATGAGGTGGTATTTACATCCCCGTTAGAATTTAAAGATACGTTAGACCATTTTATAGAACATCCAGACGAGAGACAGCCCTACATCGAAAAGGGGCACAAAAACGTGATGAAAAATCATACGTACTTTAACAGGTGCGCAAAGATATTTGATCTTTTGGAGATGGAAAAACATCGTGATAATTGCCTATTAGCGCTAGAAAAACTTACCAACAGCATACAGGCCAATGAATAAAAACGACACCATACTTGTCACCGGAGGTAGAGGCTTTCTTGGGAAAGCGGTCTATACAAATCTCAAAAAGCTGGGATTCACCCGGATAGTGACTCTTGCTGGATCTACTGGCTCTTTATCGCTAGATCTAACCAAGCAGGATAACGTTCAGCATATACTACACGCATATCGTCCGAAGGTGGTCGTCCATCTAGCCGCAAGAGTTGGGGGTATTGGGGCAAACAGATTGAATCCCGGCCTGTTCATCTATGAAAACCTTGCCATGGGAGTCAATCTGATAGAGGCTTCCCGATTGGCGGGTGTAGAAAAATTTGTTATGATAGGCACTGTTTGCGCGTATCCAAAATACACACCGGTTCCATTCAAAGAGGAGAGTATTTGGGATGGATACCCGGAAGAAACTAATGCTCCATACGGAATAGCAAAAAAAACTCTGATGCAGATGATAATATCATACAAGCAACAGTATGATTTTAATGGTGTTAACTTAATACCAGTCAATATGTATGGACCATACGATAACTTCAACCCCGACTCCAGTCATGTTATACCAGCCCTTATTCTCAAGTTTTATGAAGCAATGAAGAGTGTTAAACATAAAGATGTAGAGGTTTGGGGGACTGGAAATGCTAGCAGAGAGTTTCTTTATGTAGACGACTGTGCTAGGGCTATAGCCCTTTCCGTAGAGCATCACAATGACCCACAACCCATCAACATAGGGACTGGGGCGGAAATAAAGATATCCGATCTAGTAGAATTGATTGCTGATCGAATGGGATATAACGGAAACATCGTGTGGGACTCATCAAAACCTGACGGCCAACCAAGAAGAAGATTGGATATTTCTAGGGCGGAACGTTCTATCGGATTTCAGCCTCAAGTTTCTTTAGATGAAGGCTTGGATAAGACTATAGAATGGTTTAAAGATAGAATGCAAAATGAAAGTAGAAAAAAAAAGTAACCATCTGGCACACAAGTCCTTGTCCATAGATAAGAAAACTGGAACCTTTAAACTTGGCCCATCGACTATGGCCATAGATATATTCTATAGGAACAAGGATATCAAAGGACAGGGGGTTTGGACAGTCGGAGAGTGTGGGGGTAGTCGGGATAAAGTCTTTCATGAAGTTCTAAAAATGTTTAATGAACAGCCTATAAAAATACTCCAAGTGGGAGCTATAGAAACCTTTGACCCTCAATTTAGATTTGGCTCCGGGTGGTCAGACATATTTTTTGGAGACCACATAAAGAAACACGGTGGAGAGTTGACAGTGTGCGACATCAACTTAGACCATCTTGCAAACTCAATAGCCTCGGCATCGCTTTTAGGTTACAACGTAAACACCATGCTAGCCAGAGCCGAAGCTGTTATGAAGCCAGAATATGATCTTTATTACTTAGACGGTGGTAATGACCCAGAAGAGTGTTCCGAACAAATGGATATAATAAAAGATTCTAGCTGCGTTGTGCTGTGTGACGATTTCCATATCAAGGCGGCTCTTGTAAAGGATAGATTTGATTGGCAAATCAGAGAGGTGGCGAACACTATGGGAATATTAGACCTGAGAAATTAAATGATATCAGCAGTAGTATTTAGTAAAGATCGTGCGGCACAATTAGACTTGCTGCTTAGAAGTATAGAGAAGAACTGCCCTCACTTTTTCGAAGTGTCGGTTCTCTACGCTTACTCTAACGACGAGTTCAAGAAAGGGTACTCTCTTATTCAAGATAAGTATCCATCTCATGAAAGATATAACTGGGTAGATCAGACAGATTTTAAAAGGGATCTGGAAAGTTTGGTTGATCGATCCAACCCTTATATTTGTTTCTTTACCGATGACGACATTGTCTACAGAGAGTCTGAGCTTAGAAAGCATAGCATAAACGATATATTTACAGCGTTTGATGACATGTGTTGTATCTCCATGCGTTTAGGTAAGAATATCTCCATACAGGATCAATACACAGATGAAAAGTGTATACCCCCAATGGAGGTGGTTAAGTTTGACGAAGTTTTATTTTGGAATTGGAAAAGGGCGGGCGCAGGAATAAGTAACTTCTTTTATCCGTTTTCCGTGGACGGGCATGTTTATAGGAAGTCGGACATAAAAACCCTCTTTTCTAAGTTCGAATACAACGATCCTAATCAGCTTGAGGGAAGGGCTTTTCTACACGCTCACAGCCTCCCCCCTCTCATGGGATGTTTTGATATAAGCTCCGTCGTAAACACTCCAATAAATCTATGCGGTCCCTCAACAAAAAACCGGGCTGGTGAGCGATTTGGTATCACTCTCGAAGATCTTAATAAGGGATATTTGGATGGCAAGGTGATTGACCTAGATAGCATTGACTTTTCAGAGGTCGTTGGGTGTCATCAGGAATTAAAAATGGAGATGGTAAATGCTTCTTAACTTTGATCAGTTGGTAAAAAAACACAACCTTAACATAAAGGGGTGTTTGCATATAGGGGCTTACATCGGGCAGGAAATTATAGAATATATGAAGCATGATATTAATCATGTTATATTTTTTGAGCCTCAAGATGATATATTTGATATACTCTCACACAATATGGGGGTAGTATGCGGAAAAGATACGAATGTAATCCTTGTAAACAAAGCGGTTGGAAACGAAAACAAAAGCATGAAAATGTTTTTATCCAACACTCCGGGTGGCATTAACAATGGGTCTGGAGCCTCCAGTTCGCTGTTAAAGCCCAAGAAACATCTAGAACAATACCCTCATATCACCTTTCCAGAAACTCAGGATGTGGAAATGGTTAGACTGGATGACTTCTGGTATTTTACAGAGTTGGACAAAAGCTACTATAACTTTATGAATATAGATGTTCAGGGATATGAACTAGAAGTCTTAAGGAGTGCTGAAAAAACCCTAGAAGGAATAGACTATGTGATGACTGAGGTCAACAGGGATGAGGTGTATGAAGGCTGCGCCTTAGTCGAAGATATTGACAAGTTTTTGGATGGCTATGGGTTCGAGAGGGTTGAAACTTCTTGGGATGGGGACACTTGGGGTGATGGATTCTACAAGAAAATGGGACATACGTATTCAATATGAGCATAAAGAACCTAGTTACACTTAGTGATAAGAATTATCTTGAGAACGGACTGTGTTTATACGATTCGCTTAAGAAGCATTCCGGCGATTTCTATTTACACTATCTGGCTCTAGATGAAGACACACACAGGGTCTTGCGAGAACTTGATCTCGAAAACATGTTTGTGTACAGCCTGATAGACCTTTCTATAGACACAGACCTAGAGTTATTGATTCACAACAACCCCTCCAGACCGATAGATACAAGCGACGGACAAAGCCCGTTTCATTGGGCACTCGCCTCTTTCTTCTCCAACTTTTTAGTCCAACAGTACAAGATACCCCATGTGATGTATCTAGATTCTGACCTTCTTTTTTATGATTCAGTAGAAAAAATATTTGATTCTATTGGTAAGAAAAGCATAGGGCTTATTACACATAAGCATATAAAGCTTGACAAGGACTTAAAAAATCCGGGCTATTATAATGTAGGGGTTATATATTTTAGAAACAACAAAGTCGGTAAGGAATGTTTGCGGTTCTGGAGGGATTGCTGCGTCAACCCAAATAACCAGTTTTCAGATGTCTTTGGTTCTTGTGGGGATCAAAAATATCTTGAGTTATTTGAAGACTTTTTTGATAAGGATGAAATAAAAGTACTCGACAAAGAGATTGGCCACGGTGCTCCTTGGAGCTTTGTTCTTTTTGATTTCATAAGTCCGACTCGCGTGGTTTGGAAAGACCCCATGCATCTAGTGCTTGAGGAGGACTCTATTGAACAGGACATCGTGTTCAATCACTTCAGTCATTTTACCCCCAATTACGACTCAGACAGCTATTCGGTAGACCGAGGGGGTGAATGGGGTCCGAGACTTAGACAGCATCCGGGCGTCAAAGAAGTTTACGATGACTATTTTGAAAAACTTAAAGAGACAAGAGAGAGATACAACTTATCATGAAGATAACCTTTGGTATGATAGTGTTTAACGGAAACTACGTCCTAGAGGAGGTTCTAGCTTCTGTCTATCCCTACGCACACCAGATTTTAATTGCAGAAGGTCCGGTGCAGTTTTGGCAATCGACAGGACTTTTAACGTCTTCCGATGGAACCAATCAAATCATCGACAGCTTTCCCGATCCCGATAATAAGATCTCCATTACCCACGGGCTATACTCTGAAAAAGAAGAACAATGTAACGCATACATAAAGAACCTTTCTCCAGACACCGACTATGTATGGAACCTAGATTCTGACGAAGTTTTCAAGCCCGAAGATATAGAGAAGGTAATTTCCCTCCTAGAGGAAGAACAATATACAACCGTGGGGTTTAAGAGTTGTTCCTTCTATGGAGGTTTTGATAAAATTCTGGGTGGATTTGAGGAGAACGCAGAATTCAATAGGGTGTGCAAGGTCTACCCCGGCTCTACTTGGGCCTCTCACAGACCGCCCAGAATGAAGCATGAGACAGAGGGGCTGCCTGAGAAGCATCTTGATTTTAACAAACTACACAAAGAACACGGGGTGAGAATGTACCACTACTCCTATGTGTTCCCATATCAAGTTGCTCAAAAGGTTGCCTATTACAAAGCGGCTGTGAGTAAAGACAACTGCATCGATAACTATTTCGAGGATGTTTATCTTCCTTGGGTTATGGGGGATGAGGTTCAAAAGTCTCTGGTTGAACATAAATACGAAGGTGTTCATGAGTTCAAGCCTAGATCTCGCGGCGAGTGCAGAACAAAGGATTTTGACGGCGAGCACCCGAAAATAATAAAAGAGAACATGCCGAAGCTCAAAAATAGATTTGTGGAACAGCTATCGGAGTTTGTTCACAAATGAAATATATAGATTCTTGGAAGAATTCGAAAGTCTTTAAGTATCAACTGGCGCTAAATAAAAGACAACTATCTTCAGGAGAAAAATATCCCTCTCATTGGCATCATTTTATTGATTGTATTAATGATCTACAAAATGTAACCAGAATAGTGGATGTGGGATGTGGGGCTGGGGCGTATTATGGATTATCCCAAAGACATTTTCCCGACAAGGATTATGTTGGATATGATTATTCTGAAAACGCAGTTTCTATCGCAAGAGATGCTTGGGATGGAAATTTTGAGCCTAGAGGCTATGAGGATTTGTCAAAAAATGACATCAAGACAGGTGATGTTGTCGTGGCAAACGCTCTGTGTGATGTTCTTCCGAACGGACAGGAGTGCTTTGATCACCTATTGTCATTAAAAGCCGACAATCTGATAATCCAAAGGATGAAAATAACTGGATGGCCAAGCTTCTACAAAACACTTGACGCATATAATATAACAACATACTCTTTTTATCATAAAGAACAGGATGTTATTGATTCTATACAAAAGCATGGCTATGAGTACAAAGTGTCAAAAATGGACGAGCTAAACTTTAATTTCCTACTGAAAAGAATGTCATGAAAAAAGAGATCGTTTACACTGATCCAGCCCTTGAGATAGACGACAACATCTGCATTGTCGCTTCAAGCGTGAACCTACTGGATAATAAAAGTGGAAGAGAAATAGATGAGTTTGATGATGTGGTTAGGTTCAACAGGGCGCCAACAGAGGGGTTTGAAGAACATGTTGGTGCAAAGACTACCGTGAGAATAGCCAACAACCATGTGTTTGCAAATATTCCTCACACGGGGTGGGCTACAGAAGGACAGCCAACTAATTTTATTAAGAATCAAAAAGACTCTAAGATTGTTAGAATTGGCCCTCATCCTTCTAATATAACGATTGAACAGGCTCGAATGCATATAGATGAAACTTCAACCGCGTATACTGTTCCATTCAATGATGTGGTTCATCAAATGAGATATGCTAAGGAAAGCTGGACTGGAAGCAATCCCCTAAGAAACGACTTCATCCCCAGTATAGGAATAGCTTTTGTCTGGATGTGCATAGAAAGCGACATAACCCCCCATCTCTTTGGGTTCGGCGTGGATGAGCCTCCAGAAAACGCCACTCATTATTGGGAGAAGGATAAGGTCAAGGCCGGTCCATGCCATAGGTATTCCGTAGAGAGAGAAATGCTAAGAGAGATGGAATCTAACAAAAAGGTTATTATTCACAGATGAAAACCAAATTTCTGGATCTTGGAAAACAGCCAATAGCTAATGCATTTCTAACACCAACGGAGTGTGAAAATGAATTTCTTTACGATTTAGAGGTGGGCTTTGATCCAGAGACAAAGCTTGTCTCCCATATGGACTTTGTAGATCCTCCCTTAATGTTCAATGATACTTATACGTATCATTCTTCCGGTTCTCAAACAATGAAGAATCATTTTTCTAAGGTTGCTGGCCTAATAGATCTGTATTTCCCTAGGGAACGAATTCTGGAGATCGGCAGCAATGACGGAGTTTTTCTACAGCACTTCGATCCCAAGAAAGCCTTCTCGGTTGAGCCTTGTGGAAACTTTGCAAAAATAACAAGAGAACTCGGCTACACTACTTACGACGACTTTTGGGATATGGAACTTTCCCGCATAATAAAAGAGGTCGAAGGTGAAGTAAAAGTTGTCTATTCTGCAAACTGTATGTGTCACATACCTGATATAGAAGAAGCATTCAAAGCGGTTGAAAATATTCTCCATAAAGACGGGGTGTTTATCTTCGAAGACCCTTCCGTGCTTGAGATGCTGGAGAGAAATTCATACGACCAAATTTACGATGAGCATGCACACATATTTTCAGTTACTGCGCTAGACAACATCTTAGAGAGATCTGGCTTGGAAATATTTCACGTAGAAAAAACAAAGGTGCATGGTGGATCAAATCGTATATTTGCACAGAAGCTACAGTCTCCAAAATATAACAACATCATGGTTCATAAAATAATATCCGATGAATTTGATGCTGGGATAGATAGTATAACAACCTACTATGAGTTCTCAGAGCGTGTCGAAAAATCAAAGAAAGATCTGCTAGATCTATTGTCTAGGTTAAAAAGGGGTAAGAATAAGATAGTTGGTTATGGAGCTACCTCTAAGTCCACATCAATATTTAATTATTGCGGCATAGGTCCAGATATAATAGACTATATAACAGACACAACACTTTCCAAGCAAGGAAAGTTGTCGCCGGGAATGCATATTCCTGTTGTCTCTCCGCAAGAAGGGTTCAATCTCTCTGTAGATTACGCATTCTTGGGTGCTTGGAATTATCTAGACGAGATAAAGCAGAAAGAGTTCAACTTCCTAAAGCGTGGCGGTAAGTTTATATCACACGTTCCGAGAGTGTCTCTCATATGAATTTTCTAATAACAGGAGGTCTGGGACATATAGGATCTTATTTCCTTAATAGAATCCCCAAAGAAGATAATTTAAGAGTAATAGACGACTTATCTTCTTCAAGATGGTGTTCGTTGTTTAGCCTTAACAGGAAGATAGATTTTAGAGAAAAGAATATTAAAGACATTGACTCCTTTGATCTTGAAGGCATAGATATCGTTCTCCATCTGGCGGCGATAACGAACGCATCCAAGAGCTTTACTAATACTAAAGAGGTTGAGCTAGTAAATATAGATTACACAACTAAATTTATTGACAAGTGCAGAACATCTAAGGTTAAATTGTTCATCTTCCCATCCTCTACCAGTGTTTACGGAATCTCTACCGATAAAGTTTGTGAAGATAATAGTTCTTATATCAACCCACAAAGCCCCTACGCCGAATCAAAAATTACGATAGAAGATGTCGTGTCTTCCTCGCTGGGCGAAGGATGCGATACGAACTATCTCACTCTTAGGCTAGGAACTATATTTGGAAAAAGTCCCGGTATGCGATTCCATACTGCCGTAAATAAATTTTGCTATCAAGCAGTTACCGGAAAGCCTTTGACCGTTTGGAAAGAAAATTACGACAAACATAGACCATACCTTGGTCTGGAAGACTGTTTTTCTGCAATCAACCATCTCATAAAAAAAGAAGAGTGTTGGAACCAAGTATACAATCTTATAACTGACAACATCAAAACCAGAACCATAATCGATATTATAGAGGACAACATTCATACCACAAAAGAAATGGTAGACTGTCCGATGTTAAATCAACATACGTATAAAGTCAGTGATGAAAAAATAAAACAAACCGGATTTATCCCAAGAGACTGTATAGAAGAGGGGATTGGGGACACGCTTGATTTATTTAGGAATATTATATGAGCGGTTGTATTATTTGGGGGGGGACTGGTCAGGCAAAAATAGTCAGGCCAATTATAGAAAACCATGGTCTAGAGGTCTTGGCCATATTTGATGATACCGAGGGGTTAACCTCTCCATTTAACGATATACCTCTATATTTTGGCAATGATTATGATTCATGGATTTCACAAGTAGACAAAAAAGACCTAAAATTTTGTGTTGCAATTGGCAACCCGAATGGATTAGCTAGAGTACGGATTGCTAATAGATTGGCCATCGATGGGTTGGCGCCTGTTGACGTTGTACATAAAACGGCATTTATATCTAATAGCGCAGTCATTGGAAACGGGTGTCAAATATCTGCGGGGGCAATAGTGCTTGAAGAGGCAGTGCTTGGTATACAATGTATTGTTAATACTAATGCTAGCGTAGATCACGAGTGCGTTCTGGGGAATGGTGTTGAGATATCCCCCGGCGCCACCCTATGTGGAAACGTTATCATTGATGATGGTGCTTGGATTGGTGCTGGGGCAACTGTTCTGCCCGGATTACAGATAGGAGAAAATTCTATCGTGGGTGCTGGAGCCTTGGTTGTCGAAGATGTCCCCCCTAATGTGATTGTAGTTGGCGTTCCTTCCAAAATAATGAATAGAAAATGAACGATATAGAAATGGCTGGTCCTTGGATTACACAGCACGAAATAGACACAGTTCTTGATGCTGTATCTAACGGATGGTATGGGCCAGATAAGTACTACTACTGCGAACAGTTACAAAAAGAATTTGCTGAATATCACGGAAGAAAATATGGAATAATGACCCCCAACTGCACGACATCTATTCATCTTTTACTAACAGCGTTGGGGGTGGGTGATGATGATGAGGTCATAGTTCCAGAATGCACATGGATAGCGAGCGCGGCAGGAATAACATACTTAAGAGCGAAGACTGTTTTTTGTGATATAGAACCAGACAACTGGTGTTTATCCCCAGATAGTGTTATTGAAAAAATAACAGATAGAACCAAGGCGATCATCGTAGTCAATCTTTTTGGAAATATGGCTAGGATGGATCTCCTAGAGAAGATCTGCCTAGAGAAGGGTATTTTCCTTATAGAGGATGCTGCGGAGTCCCTCGGATCAAAGTACCAAGACAGGAGGTCTGGCAGCTTTGGTGTTGGTTCAGTCTTTAGTTTTCACAGAACCAAGACAATGACCACTGGTGAAGGGGGCATGCTGCTATTGGATGATGACGACATATACGAAAGGTGTATGTTTCTCAGAGATCATGGAAGATCCAAAGATAAAATGTATTACAATGATGAGGTTACCTATAAGTACATGCCGTTTAATCTTCAGGCTGCTCTTGGGTATGCACAGTTTCAGAGACTAGATGAGCTTGTTGACAAGAAAAGAGAACAGTTGCATTTTTACAAGAACGAACTGTCAAATATAGAAGATCTTGAATTCAACCAAGAGTCTTCAGACGTTTACAACTCCGCTTGGATAACGGGTTTGGTTTTTGGAAAGTCTCATGGAATCACAAAAGAACGGGCCATGTCTGGTCTTGAAAAATTAGGAGTGCCTTCAAGACCTTTTTTCTACCCTCTATCGTCACTTCCGGCCTATAATACTATAGGTAGTACAAATGAAATAGCGTATGATATATCCAGTAGAGGAATCAATCTGCCCGGATCGGCAAATTTGAAACAGAAAGATATGAAATTTATCTGTGATGGGATCAAGAAGCTCTTAGGGAGACGGTTGTGAAATTTCACGAAGATGATAGGGCACAAAGAATAATTGATGTTTTTCCACACTTGGACGGTCAGATCAATATCTCACATGTAAACTCTACAAGCCATGTTGTTGCTTGGCACAAACATGAAATACAATCCGACTTTTGGTTCTGTGTTAAAGGATCATTCAAGGTTGGACTAGCAGAGCCAAATGGGAAAGAAGCTGGGAAAAAACATGACGTAAGATTTGAGTATCTTTCTGACAAAGTTCCAAAACTGCTTCACATACCGCCGGGAATATACCATGGATATAAAGCTTTAGAACCCGGATCAATTATGCTTTATTACCTTTCTGAGAAATACAATCCAGAAGACGAACACAGAGCGTCGGTTGGAGACTTTAACGAATGCTGGGATACAGAGAATAAATAATGATAAACTCCAAGATAAAAGATATAACCAATGGTCCAGTTTTTCCTATACCCCCTTCATATAAAGACACTGGCGAGCTAGACATAGGCTCAACAACGGACTACATAAACTTCTTGGAAACTGGTGGTGCTAATACCATAGTAACAACTGCGGGAACCTCTCAGTACAATTTATTGGATGAATATGAGATAAGAAGGCTTAATGAGATTAGCTCTGCTGCTTTTTCTGGAGTGAAGATACTAGGTCTTCCAGAGTTTCCAAACACCAGACTAGCGAAAGAAATAGATTGGCTGAATGAAAATATAGAGGATGACGGAAAAACTTATCTTATGGGTGTCTACCCAGAAAGATATTATGACGATTCTTCAATAATAAATTATTTCCATTTCATAGCCGACAAAAGCAATTTCCCCGTACTTTTTCACGGAAGATTTATGCGCCGTGGGAATGGTGGTTTGTACGACTTTACCTCCAGTCTCATAAATAAGGTGGCGATCCATCCCAATATATTTGGAATGAAGGAGGAAGGTTCTTCTTTTAATATTGCCTATAATGTCTGTAAAGATATAGACAAGGATGATTTTGCAGTAATAGTTGCTGGCGGTAGTATGAGAAGATTTAATCTACTCAAACCAACAGGGGTTCAAACATTCCTGTCTGGAGTGGGTAGCATTTTTCCTGAAATAGAAATAGATTATTTCAACAGATCTGTAAACTTAGAGCACACAATGGAGCATTTCATAATAGAGCATTTTGAAAATCCATTATTCGATACGTTTATGGAAATCGGATGGCATAAATCAATGAGACAGGCGTTAAATCAAAAAGACATTTGTTGCTTTTACAACAGAGCGCCATTCCCAGACATAACCTCGGAAGAAAGTGATGCTATTTTTAACACGCTTAGGATCATAGAGAATAGGCTAGCATCTTTCAAAGAGAAAAATTTTAACTACTCAATATGAGGAAGACTATGAAGCCTGTGTGGATTCTAGGTCCGTGCGCCATTGATAGCAGAGATCTTTACTTTGAGGTGGCCGAGAACCTTAATAAATTTATGGGAGATAGGTATTGGTTTTATAAAGGCTCATTCGATAAAGCAAACAGAACGTCTCTTTATGGAGATAGGGGGGTTGGGCTAGAGGAATCGTTGAAGATATTTGAGGAAATTAAAACCTCATTCCCCAACATAAAGCTAACAACCGACGTTCATGAAACTTGGCAGGTAGAAAAACTCGCCCCCTACATTGACGCAATTCAAATACCGGCGTTTCTTTGTAGACAAACAGATCTGATTAAAGAGTGCGCCAAGAATTTTGAAATCGTTAATGTGAAGAAGGGACAGTGGCTTGGCCCAAATAATGTTGTCGAGTCGGTTGACAAAATAAAGGACATCTCGCCTTCTACGGAGGCTTGGATCTGCGAGAGAGGCTCGTCGTTTGGTTATGATAAATTGATAGTCGATCTCACCATAGTGGACGAGCTAAAAGAACATTATGACCGAGTAATATTAGACTGTACTCATTCGACGCAGCGAAGCAGGAAGATATACGGAACTCAGGGTGATAGAAAATTGGCCGAAAGATACCTTCTTTCTGCTTCTATATTCAACTACGACGGAGTTTTTGCCGAGACACACCCCAGACCAAAAGAATCTGCCTCCGATGGAGACTGTCAAATAATGCTTAACGGATTACAAGATCTTATAGAAAAATCTGAGTCGATAGGGGCGAAAAATGAAATATGTAGACTTAAGTCATCTTAAAAAAAATAACATATCGTATTTATCTCACTTTAAAAGAGCGACTTGGCTGTCGTTAAATATGATCTTAGGAGGCGTGCTTTGTTTTGTTCACGCATTTATTCCATTTATTTTTGTAGAAGCTGGCAGCGATAAAGTTAAGAAGATTTACTGGGAAATAATTCATGCAAAAAAAGGCTAGGGATAATACCCATGAATAGAACCTGTATAGTTCCAGCAAGAGGAGGGTCCACTAGGTTCCCCAATAAAAACGTATCCTTACTGGATAACAAACCTCTAATATTCCACACCCTAGATATAATTGACGGACTATTTGACCAAATAATTTTCACATCCGACTGCGACGTGATGCTTGGCATGGTTTCTGAAAGATATGTCAATGTTGAAACTTCACCTAGACCGGAAGAGCTTGCTAGTAATACTTCTAAAGTAATAGACACCGTTAATTACTACCATGACACAATGCGTAACGTGGACCAAGTTTGGTTATGTCTTCCGACATGCCCTCTTAGAATGGAAAAAGATGTTATCAATGCCCAAAAATTACTGACAGGAGATGTTGACAGCGTAATTAGCATAACTGACTATGAGTTTCCTCCAACACTAGGTCTAACGAAAGACGGAGAAGACATAATTTTTGACTGGCATGACTCCAACCCTTGGCAAAACAATAATCACAGATCACAAGATCACCCAATTGTCTATAGACCGAATGGGGCTATATACGGATCTTGGTCTGGCGCGTTTACTGAGAATAGGAACTTTTACAAGGGGAGGGTGAAGGGGTATTTCATGCCAAGAGAGAGATCAATAGACATAGACAATCGGATCGACCTAAAGACGGCCCAGATTATTTTGAAAGAGACAAATGCTGACAAGAAAAGAATTTGAAGAACTCCGTCTAGAGAAGGCTGAAGCTCTTTTTGCAAACAAGAAATTACAGAAAGATGCTCTAAGCGTTTTGACTGAGGCAGATAAAAATCATTGGATTCATCAAACTAATTGGTTTGGGGAGCCTGTTTTACAGCTTCCTCAAGACATGTTCGCTATCCAAGAAATCGTATTCAAAACCAGACCAGACCATATTATTGAGATTGGGGTGGCTTGGGGTGGGGCCACATTATTTTATTCTGCTCTGTTAGGAATGCTAGGCGGAAGTAAGGTGGTGGGGGTTGATATCTATATACCGGACGACTTGGTCGAGAGATTATCTAACAAGCCTACAATGTCTGACATACACCTGATAAGAGGCCCCTCTACAGAAGAATCTATAATTAAAGACGTTCACGAGGCCGTAAATTATTCAGACAGATGCCTACTTATACTTGATTCCTATCATACGGAAGAACATGTCCTACAAGAACTAGATGCCTATAAGGATCTTGTTGGTGAGGGATGCTATATTATATGCGCTGACACTATCGTTGAGGATCTACCGCAACAGACCCACCGAAAGAGAGAGTGGGGACCGGGGAATAACCCAAGAACCGCGCTAAAAAAGTTCCTAAAAGAAAACGCTGATTTCCACGTAGACGAAGAAATCAGAAACAAACTCTTATTTTCCTGCCATCCAGACGGCTATATTTTTAGGGATTAATATGGATCTTACACTAGTTGTACCAGTAAGAGATAGGCAGAAAAATCTGTGTAAAATATTTTCGTACTACAAGGATCTTGAGTGTAGAAAAATAGTGGTAGACTCTTCTCTTGAGGAGTTTTCATCAGAGATGGTTCCAGATGACTTCGAGTATATATACCTTGGACCAACACCTTGGATGGAAATGAGCCATATAATATTTAACATGGTTGATACTAAATATGTTCTTGATAATCCAGACGATGATTTAACATTACTTTCTGCTATTCCAAAATGCATTCAACACATGGAAGAAAATGAAAGATGTGTCTCTTGTTCGGGCATCACTTATTCTCTTTCTGATAACAATAAGCGTGGCGACAGTTACTTTATCATCTCACCCCTAAGACCAAAAACAACCTACTCCAATATAGAACTTACTAAAGACAACAAATTTTCTAACCAGAATATAAAAGAGATCCTAAAGAAGACTTTTGTAGAGGGGTTACATCTCCCGTTAAACCACTCTATTGTAAAAACTGAAGTTCATCAAGAGATAATCAGTTTTTTTTATAATAACAAGGGAATTGCAGACATAAAACTTGTGGATAGAGTATTTACTTTTTTGATTAAACTATTTGGAGAAAGTCACACTCTTCCAATTAATTACCAACTAAGAGACAAACGAGACAATAGTATTATTGATCTTCCCAATATACAAGAAGAATACCACTACAACACACCACGCGAGGATATGGTAACCGACAGTAATGTCTATCCACTTGCTGCGTATTTAACTAGTATTACTGGTGATGATGAGCAAGATAGTTTAGATTTTTGTAAGCATCTACTGCTCACTAATATGGCGCAGGAAAATGATTATTGCGTAGAATACGATTCCATATCGCAATCTCCTACCGTCCCTTGTCTGAGAAAATTTACTATGATGGGTGCGCAACAGGGCCGCCTTGACTATTTTCGTTTCTTATCCGAAGCAGGTTTAAAAGAACTACTCAACACCATCTTAATTATCACAAATGGATCTATATATAGATCATGAATCCTCTCACTTTAATACTACCTCTTCTAGGCAGACACAAACTTACTGATAGAATTCTAGCAAACCTTGAAAAACAAAATTGCGAATTTAAAATTATTATAGCAGACGGAAGCGAATCTCCGTTTTCTGGTGACTACAAGAATCTAGACGTGGAGTATTTCTATAATGGGTTTGACGATAATATATCTCAGTTTATGAACAAAATGCACTGTGCCATGCAGAGAGTTGAAACACCACTATGCATGACGTTCGACAATGACGATCTTATTGATCTGCGTGGAATAAGAAATGGCATTTCTTTTTTATCTGGTAATAAAGAATATAGCACATATCGAAATGACGTTAGACGCCTTCATCTAGGATCAAAGATTAAGGAGTCTCTATATACACATGGATCGATAGAGCAGGAAAACGCGGAAGAAAGACTGGCTGACGGTATAAAAAATTTTAACAGCTTCAGCTATGCTATATTCAGAACACCTATTATGAAATGCTTTTTTGAAATATTGGACGCATTAAAAAACGAGGACTTCCAGTTATATGCGAAAGCATGGGCGTATGTCGCATCAATTTCTGGTAAGTGTAAAAGACTACATAACGAATCTTACTACTACTTTATTCCGGGGCACAGTGTTGTACAGACCGGAAAAATTCATAAGTTTAGCGGTTGGGTAAATACCGACTATTGGGAAACTTCCTGCCCAAAAATGGTTTCTATTATCGGAAACTTACATGAACATATTTACGATAAAGATGTAAGAGATTTTTTTTGCAAGCATTTCATGAACGAAATCTGTCGAACAAATAGTCTTGAAAATATTGATCAAAACTATATAGATACAATGGTTTCAGAGTCTCATAAGTATGACTCAAAAATACAAAACGTGATATCAAAATATTCTTTTGATTTCGAAAATGTTGATTACAGTGTTGTCTGCCCAGCAAAACATCAAGATTTTATTAAGGAACTCCCGTATGGCTAAACATGTAGTGCTGGATTCTATAGCTCGCTCTGGAACAACCTTGCTAAGCGCGTTATTGAGAAGTCAAAAAGGAATCATATCATTTTGCCCCGGATTCAATGAGCCTACGGCCCTGTTGGATGAACATGCCGAGCGTGATACAAAACTGGGGGGATGGCCACATGGTATCTGTAGGCAGGATTTCGTCAAAGATCCCGACTTAGACTTTCATAAATTTCAGAATGAAAGCCTTGCTTCGATTGTAGATTTTGCACAGTACTACGGGTTAAACGAAGACGAGTGGAGATCTATAATTTTCGAAAGTAATAGTCCAGCCGATGTAAGAAAAAATCTAGAAGATACTTTTCCAGAAGTGCAAGTTTTTTGTTACAGATGGAATCAGGCGCTGTGTTATTTCAATGAGTGGATTAGTAATGGATCTGATTATTTGTGGTTGTCAATGATCAGACACCCACTAGACAGGGCTTGTTCATCTTTACAAAAACACTCATGGCCACTGGAGGATAGCCTAGAAAATACCATCTCGTTCGCCACAAAACTGCAAGATATTATTGATAACAAACAATTTCATCTGCTACACTACGAGGACTTGGTGCAAGCAGCCGAGCACGAGATGAGAGGAGTTCTAGACTTTATAGGCGTAGACAATGAAAGTATTAATCTAGAAAACATAAAAGGATCAAACGGGAAGGATTTTATACCACAGAGTTCGGAGATGTCAAATAGGTCAATAAAATCCGATGGATATTTTGTTGGTGAAAAGTTTAACGGAATACATGACAATCAGATTGGAAGATACAAACGACATCCCAGCTTTTATGATGGTCGTCAATATAAGCGATTTAAAAACCGTCTTGAAGGATTCCCACAGTATAAAAGATATTTTTCTGAATAAAAGATAGGTGATATAATGGATATCCTTGCGTCTAAAGACGACCCAATATCAGACATAGTTGAAAAAATAAAAACATCTGGCGTAGTCAAGATAGAAAACTACCTATCAGATGTTTCTCTAATAAAACGAGAGTGTGTCGGCATGCTTTCCGACGAAGATTCTTCCTATGAATTCGGTCGTGCTAGAAATATTGGCCCTCTAAATAGGATGCCACAAGACACACATCTATATAATTTTTTCAAATCCGACTGGATGCGAGAGGTGTGTCAAGGATACCTCGGAGGAGGGTTTAGATGTCACACCACATTCGTAACACACGAGTTTAGAAACGATAAGGGGCTGGCTAGGAACGGGTTTCTTCATTTTGATAGATATCATACATTCAAGTTTTTTCTATATCTAACGGACGTAACAGTTGACGACGGCCCCTTCATGGCAGTGCCGGGCACACAGTCTCTAGGAAAAGAGCTTAGGGAGAAGTCTTGGGATAGCCGGGGTGAGGTGGGATATGACATCGTAGATAACCGTCTGGAGATAGACCATCCTCATCTTGGGTACACAAAGGAGAAAGCCCAGCCTATGATTGGGGGTGCTGGCACT